CCGAATGTGGCGATAAGTCAAAACCACTGTTAGATGAAGTTTCTTTCAGCGTTGGAACTTACTCAATTATAAATGATAATACGCCTAAATATTGCCATTGGAGTGAAGGATTAAAAATGGTAATTAGCAAAAACGGTGTCACAATTAAACTAAATAGCGATGAAATTCAAGAATTAGTAAAATCACTTCCGAGAACTATTGGCGGTTCTTACTGAAATTTCATCTAACGTTCTCCAGCTTGTTGCAGTTGCAAATTATTAACTAAACATTACAAAAATTATGAACAGTACTGAACTACTAAACGAAATTAAAAAACAATTAGAACTATTAAAACATAAAGGTTATGATAAAAATAGTTTTAAAAGCGGTTACCTTTTAGGATATGCCAAAGCCTTGCAATTGCAAAAAACTGGTGTTATAAAATCGTTTTTTTTGTAACTCAGAAATCATATTAGAAGGAACTTGCGCTAATCAATGTAGTTGGTGTAAAAATTACGAATCTAATCAAAAAAATGTTTTATAACGTTCCCTCGCTTGGCTTAGTGCCGAGTTATGAAAACTAAATTTAATCATTAAAATAAAACGTAATGAAAAACGATATAAACGAAAATAAGGCATTGAGCCAAACGAGTGTTACAAGCAGTTTTTTTGATTTTGACCATTGGAATAAATGTAATGCTTTATGGAAAGTATCCCCGCATCATTATTCTAATAATTTAGTAATTATTGAATACACTGGTACAAGTAAAATGAGAATTTCTGTTTGTGTAGAAAAAAACGAATTTGAATCAGGATTAAATAAATTTTGGGCAGAATTTAAACGCCAAAGTGAGAATAACGCAATGCGTAATTAAAATTGCTTGTAACGTTCTCCAGCTTGTAGTCAGTAGCTTGAAATCGGAACGATTTTAAAGCAATGACAAAAGCTAAATATCAAATGAAATACTAACAAGCTATTGCTACAAACTGGTGTTAATAGCAGGCTTTAAAACATAAAGGTTATGTCAAAAGAATTTAAAGGAACAAAAGGACAATGGGAATTAATAGGTAATGAAATTCATTGTAATAATTTATTAGTTGGCTATGCTACAAATTCATTTTTTAAAAACTCAACAAATGATACAGAAGCGAAATCAAATGCCTTACTAATGTCAAAAGCACCTGAAATGCTTGAAGCTTTACAATTTTTTGTAAATAATAATATGCTTTCAGTTATTGGAGAAGAAGTAGCGGAAAGATTAATCAACGAAATATTGGAATAAGCTTGCTATTAACGTTCGACGGCTATACGATGGTTGGGATTAAGTAAGCCGTAATTTTTCCGATTAACACAAATTATCCCGACACAAAACAGAATTTAAATTAAACAATTAACCCAACTATTGTATAACCGTTGTTATATGATGGCTTTTTATTCAAAAAATTATGAGTGAATTTAAAAAATTTAGAAGAAAACAGATTGCGGAAATAAGAGAAGTTACAGAAGCAGATATAAAACAATATTCTGAAAAAGATTATATAAGCATATTTGGATGGCAATATGTGGTTTCTATATCTTCTGCTGATTTAGAAAAAGGAAGTCCTAAAATTGGCGATATGATTGCAAGAAACCCAATAGACCACAATGACCAATGGTTAATTGAAGAAAAATACTTCAAAGATAATTTTGAGCAGTTAGTTGAGTAAGCTATCATATAACGTTTACAGCTTTGCGAGGTTGGGATTAAACCATCCAAATCATTAAATTAATAAATTAACATTATGACACAGAAAAAACATTCCGATATTACCGAAACCCAATCTTGCAAAACTGGTGTTACAGGAAGTACGGGTATTAATGTAGTATCTCTTTTTAATGGTATGGGAACTTTACGACAAGCATTTCACAATTTAGGAATACAAGTAAATAACTACTATTCAAGCGAAATTAAAACCTATGCTATAAAATTACAACAACATCATTTTCCTGATGTGATACAAGTCGGAGATATTAGAAATTGGAGAGAATGGGATATTGATTGGAGTAGTATTGATTTTATTGGAAGCGGAAGCCCTTGCCAAGATTTAAGTTCTTCTGGTAAAAGAGGTGGAATAAATGCTGATAATAGTGGTTTGTTTTGGATATTTATTGAAATATTAGAACATTGCAAAAAGTTAAATCCAAATGTGAAATTTTTACAAGAAAATGTAGGAAGTGCAAGAAAAAAAGACATTGGAATAATGAGTAGGGCATTAGGTTTATATCCGTCAAGAATTGATAGTAGTTTAATAACCGCACAATTAAGAGATAGATATTACTGGACAAATATTAGAACTAAAGAAAGTATGTTTGATGTTGTTTCGGATATTCCACAACCTAAAGACAAAGGAATAAAACTACAAGACATATTAACTGATGGATTTACAACAAGAGAAAAAAGTAAAACTTTATTAGAGCGTAGGAGTTTTTGCTACATTGATGAATTTTCAGATAATGCTCAAAGGTTTCTAAAAACACGAGAAAAGTTTGGAGTTATTGTAATTCATTTAGATAACGGATTAATGAGAACAGTAAACAAAGTAGAAATGTGTAGGTTGCAGGGATTTCCTGATGATTATTGTGATATTTTAAACGAAGATAAAGCACAATCGTTATTAGGGGATGGATGGACGTAGTAAACAATCAACAAAATAAACTATGGAAATTACCACATTATACAAATATGGATTAGAGTATAAAGGTGTTTTATATGGTTGGAAAGATAAAAAACTATATCGATTACCATACATAAAAGATAAGCGCTCTTATAGTCTTTTAGAAATTAATTTTTATTGTTATAAATCCACTTTAGTCGCTAATATTCAAAGAACGAAGCTAACAATGAATCGTATTAAAAGTTTAACCAAAGAAATAAATATAGAACTTGATTCTTATGTTTTTTCTGATATGCCATTTTAATTATGAATATCAAATTTAATTTAACCAAAAACAAAAAGAACTATAAAGTTTCGGTAAGAGTTTACTACAAAAACTTTGATGTTTCTTTAAATCTTGATTTGTTTGCTTTTTCAGATGAGGAGTGGGACTTTTCTTGTGAAACTTTTCGTGATAATCTAGAAGCTAACGAGAAACTTTTAGAACTAAAATCTACAATTCTAAAAAGATACAATCGAGATTTTACCAAAGGTGTCCTTATAAATAAATCTTGGCTTCAGGAAATAGTAAAAGAAGTTTTTGATCGCCCAACAAATGAAGTAGCTTTAATCAATAACGACAAAGATATTTACTTTGTAGATTTTGCTAATTATTGGCTTGAAACTTCTGCTGATTTATGGAAGACTTCTCCAAAAGAAACAATGTCGAAATTGGTTAAAAGTCAGTATCAAAAGTTTGTTGATATTTTCGCTGATTTCCAATCTGAAAAAAAAGTTAGATATACTTTGTATGGTTTAACTCAAGATGATGTCTATGAGTTCGTGAATTGGCTTGAGGAAGACGATTATAATTCAGCTACGATTGAAAGAAACATAGGCAGGCTTAAATTCTTTTTAAATAGAAGTGCTGAAATGTCGCTAAAAGTTTCACAAGTAAGAAATCAGCGAATATACATAGACAAAGAATCATCAGAAGTAGAATCAGTTTATTTGAATGAAGAAGAAATACAGAAAATCTACAATTTAGATTTGAGTCACGATTTTGAATTAGATAATGCGCGCGACAATTTAATTATTTCATGTTTTAGCGGACTTCGTGTATCTGATTTGATGACAGGATTAAATACTGATAACATTAAAGAGGGGTTTATTTCTGTTAAAACAAAGAAGACTAAAACTTTTGTTACAATTCCAGTTCATAAAATGGTAGAATCAATTTTACGCAAGAGATTTGGTCAGTTACCAAAAAAGACTACTACGTTTGAATACAACCGATTGATTCGAATTGTATGTCAGTTAGCTGAAATAGATAATCAAATACTTGCTAAGGTATGGAATCCATCGAAAAAGCGTAAAGAGATTAAATACGTAAAGAAATACGAAGCTATAAGTAGTCACGTAGGTCGTAAAAGTCTAGCGTCTAATCTTTATGGTAAGGTGCCAAATGAAGTTTTAACTTCTATATGCGGTTGGGCTTCAGAAGAACTCCTACTTCATTATAACAAGACTTCTAAAAAAGAATACGCAGAACAATTAAAAACTTTTTGGAACAAATAAAATTTAAACATAAAAAAACCACTAAATTTAATTAGTGGTTTTTGCTTTTATTGTATTTCTTGAATTATTTTGTTGGCTATAAATTCCATTCCTAAATCGTTTGGATGACAACCAATTCCACTATCTTGATATTCTTCCCAAGCAAAATATTGGTTTTGGTTTATCATTTGTGAAACATCAACAAAAATATAGTTTCTCTCTTCACAAAGCTCTTTCATCATTAAATCTTTTTGATGTTCTTGTGTGTAAATACCATTCTCATCTTGAACGTATTCAGCCCATACTGTTGAAACTATAATTATTTTTGATGAAAAGTTTTCGCAATATTCACACAAATCTCTTAGCCTTTGTTTAAATCCTTCTCTTCTACTATTACCTACGTTTTCCCCTACTTTTATTATAATATAATCGTAATAATTTGTAGTTGGTGGTATTATTTCTTGAAAATTATAATCGTTGTTAGCTTCCCAAAAATACATACTTTTACGATCTAAAATTTCTGCATTTGTACTTTTTTTAACAAGGTTACAGAAATCTTTATCAGGTGATGAAGCAGCCATTCCCCAATTGCCGGTCCATTCTCCAACTGGTGGATGAATTGTTATTGAGTTACCTAAAACTAATATTTTTGGTTTTGTAACTTCTTTTGTTTCGACTTCATTATCGCATGAAAACAAAGTTGTTGCTAATAATATTAATAATAATTTTTTCATGGTTTATTGCTCTAATAGTGAAAGTTTAGATAAGATTTCATCAGCCAAAAGCTTTGCTTGTTTTTTGCTAATTGTAGTGTATTTTTGTTGTCTAGCATCCATTATGTAAATTGATTCGTTAAAATCGTACAATGCAAAAGAATATGCTTTATCTGTGTATGTTACTTCGATTCCTTTTTCTTTGTTCGAAAATTCAATTAACTTTTCAGCAAAAACTTTTAGTTCTTCTTTGTTGGAAATAAATACAGAACCTAAGTCTGTAATATGTCGGTACTTTTGATTTTGGTAACTATAATAGAAGTAGGTTGTTGTTCCGGAACTTCTAATTAGCTGAGTGATTTCATAACCTAATTTGCTTTTAAATAGAGTTTTTCTTTCTACTGTTTCCTGAGCAAAAATGTTAGTTGATAATGTGATTAACATTGCGAATAATAAAACTGCTTTTTTCATTTGATTAAAATTTAATTGATTACTATTTTGTTTTTAATTTGGTACTACGAATGTTTTTTGTGTAAAGAAGTAGCTGTCTTCGTATTTAACTTTACTCCCTTTTTTTGAGTAACGTTTTGGATCTTGATAATCTCTTTTGAATAATACTTTGTGTTCGTGGTAGATTGGATTGCCTAAAACATCTACTCCTATCTGGAATTGCAAATGTCTTTCATCAAGTCTATTGTTGATGCTTTCTACTTTGTTAGAATTGATTTCTAATTGCTTTACCATTTTGTATAGTTCGGGTTGTTGGTGTTTCCAACCGTTTCTGAAAGTTTCAACGAGTTCCGAAGTAATAGGTTTATCAGGATGTCGTTTTTGAACTTGAGTTATCAATCTATCGATTAAGTCGTCAAATTGTGGGATTTTACTTTTCATCTTCTTGAATTTTAATTAGTTCTTTAGCGATGTTTACCGAATGTCTTCCAAGGCTTTCATCAAGATAACCTGTGTTTTTGTAAACTATTAACGCGTGAGTTATTTTTTCTCTATTTACGCGCTTTAAATAAAGTGGTTGAATACTTTTATCTATTTGTTTAAAAGCTTCTGTAGATTCGATTTCTTGTGTTGAAATTACTTCCATAAGTATTTGATTTTGTTTTTAAATTTTGCTAAAATTAGTGAAAGTTTTACTAAAATCCCAAATCTATATCCAAGCCTTTGAAAATTCTAGCTATCGTAATAAACTGAACTTCTTCGCTTAGCCCTCTTTCAATAAGTGAAATTGCTTTCTTTTGATGAGGTGATTGAAAAGATTTTACTGATAATTCTTCAAGAGAAAGATTTTGTTTTCTTCTTTCTGTGTTGATATATTCTCCAAGATTTTTCATCGTTTTTCTTTCTGTAAACGATAACTTGCTTTGTTTTTTAGTGGCTTTTTGCTTTGTGTTTTCCATAATTTTAGCAGAATAAAAAGTAATACAATAATGATAATATAATCAAGTTAATGATTCGGTAAATTGTTATTTCGTACTTAGGGTTTATTTTTAATTTTTTCATCTCTTTCTTTTTTTGTTAGTTTTACAATGTACTTGCCTGGTTCTTCATCTAGCCAATGACAAAGTTTGAAGAAGGTGTCTAATGCGATTACATAACCTTTGCCAACTTTCCAAATAGTTCTTCGGCTTGTTTTTATTTTAGCAGCAAGATAGTCTTGTGATTTATCCACTTTGTTAAGTTTTACCCTAATATCTTTGTAAAGCTTTTCGTTGTCTAGTTTATACATATTTCAAATTTGAGTTAAACTTTCACTTATAAAAATCCAAGACGTTTAGAAATCCTAAAAATTTCATCACTTGTGTATGGTGCTTTGTTGTTTAGTAGGTTAGAAATTCTGTTTTGTGTCATGTAAAGACTTTTCGCAAATTCTGTTTGTTCCAATCCTAAAAAATCTAATTCTTCTAAAATTCTAGTTGTAAAGTCTTTGTGATTAAACCCGATAACGCTTTGTATAGTGATGTACTTTGGTTCTTCTAGTCGCTTTTTACTGAAGTTCATTTTGCTTTCGTATGTGTCCATAAAATCAAAGTTGTTGGGTTTTCATTTCTTCGGCAGAATTAACTATCTGATAAGGTTGATTTGTTTCGTAAAATCCAAAACCTTTTTCTTTTTCATATCCCCATATTTTTAAAACTCCATTTTGAAGTATATGTGATGCTGTATCGCTTCTAAATGATAATTGTGATTGAAGTCTTTGCGTTCCATCTTCCATTGGTTGTCCTAGTGGGAATAATTTTATTTTTGCTTCCATAATGTAAAAGTTTTAGTCGTTTTCTTCTTCCTGTTCGTTTTCGTAATAATCGACAAGCATATACAATCTATTTCTTAATTGTTGCTTTGTTTCTTCGGCAAGGCTCCAAACACTTTCAAGAGTTTCAAATTCTTCTCCGCTTAGTTCCTGGATTAGTTGAACCATTTTTATTCGTTTGTTGCTTTGTAACGCTTTTGCTATTTTTATAATTGGACTTTTCATAACTTTTATTTTTTTAGTTGTTCAAAAAGTTCTTCTTTGTTTCCTGAGAAAATTAAATTTCCGTTTTCGTAAATATCAATATTTACTACTTCACCGTTTTTACATTCGATTCTGTCTTCTGAATGTCTTAAAAAAGTAACTACACTATTAAGATTTTCTTTGTATTGTGGTGTATTACCTTGTTTTCTTGTTTTTACATTTAATGCTTTCATAATTTCAAATTTTGTTAAAAGTTTCACTTAAAAAATAGTTCCCTTTGTCGGTATCGCTCCGAATAACAAACCACGTTTGCAAAGGGATTTTGTTTTTGCGTTTTTTTAGTTTGTTTTTCCAAAACCTATAACGCTGTTTTTATTAGTATAATCATAACCCAAACTATTTAGTTTGTCTGTAATAGCTAAAGCAATGCTTGTGCTTCCTCCGTTCAAATTTAATCCGGTTGGGTAGTGTTCTTTAATGAAGTTTACAAAAATTCTTCCATAAGCTCCGGAACGATAAGACGCGCTATATAATTTTTGAGCTTTTGAGTTGATAAATTCAACTAATTTTGATTCGTGGTTTTTTACTAAATAATCAGCAATTTGATTCGTTGTTACTTGTATCGTTTTCATGATAAATTAAATTTATGGTTAAACTTTTGTTTTGTTGCTTCTGGATTACTTTTGAAAGATGAAATTTTGTTGAAAGTTTCAGTACATGAAGAAATTAAATTCTCCGCGTTAAACTCCGTTAAATTTCCTCCTAACATTCGGAACCACTCAAAAAATTCATTAGCCTTAACAACTTCTTTTGGAGTGGCTTTTTGCTTTGTGTTTTGAAGCTCCGACACTAGCCCTGTTTTGTTAAATTCTATTTGCATGATGATAAAAATAAAACGGTTAATACTATTAAAATACATATTACGGTCGCTGTTATCATTCCAAGTAAGAATATTTGATAAGGTGTTAATTTCATAAGGCTATAATTTATAAGCAAGAATACTTTGTTTAACGTGTTTTTTTGGTGCTAATTTCTGTAAAAGTTTTAGTAGTTTTTTCATGATGTTTTAGGTTTTAAAAAAAAGAAGTGAAAAAATAAAAAATGTAAATAAAAAACGTCTTTGTTATTTAATTTGAAGTACTCAAATTTTCCGTCAAAACCTATTTGATATTTATTAAATAAAATAAATCCCTTTTTGTTTCTGTAAATTTCAATCGTTTTCATGATGAATTAATTTAGTATTGTTAAAAATCGTCTTTTGTTTATCTCTTGCGCTTCCGCTATGTTTTTGCGGTATTTTTGTATGGATTCAGTTGTAAAACTAAATTCTAGTTGTTCGCGCTGCTCTTTTAAAATTTCGCTCAAAATTTCCGCTTCTGAAATTTTAAAAATGTATTCCCAAAGTTCGTAAGGCATAATTTTAAGGTTTTAAAAGTTGTTTGTTTTTTTATTCAATAAAGCAAATTTTTCTTTGTCTTCTGATTTTAAAAACTTTCCATAACTTTTAGGTTCAAAAATTTCTTCCATTATCCCAAAATGAGGGCATCTAAAATCAATTTCTTTTTCAAAAATTCCTAAAACGTAAAATTTACCATACCCCTCTTTACTATCTGTACAATAAAAAAAAGTACCTTTCTTTAAAATTGTATTATTTAAAGTAATATCTTTTTTACTCTTAAAAACTTGTAAATAATAATGTTTTAATGTTTCTATTGTTATATGAGGTTTTTTGAAAATTCTATTGACTTTTTTTTGTACTTTTAATAGTTCTTTTTCAGAATTAGCTAAAAACCAATAACTCGTACCTTGTGGTATAATTCTATAAACCTCATTGTATAAATAAATTGATTTGTAAGGATAATTTTCCATGATATATAAATTTAAGATTTTAGTAAAAGTTTCACGTAAAAAATAGCGCCTAACCTAGTAACGAACTAGCAACGGATCAAAATCGTTAGGCTGTAATAAAATTATTTGAAAAAATAATGTGTTTTTAAAAACTCGCTTGCTTCTGTTTCCCAAGATGCAAAATTTAAAATTGTTTCTTTGCTTACCTTTTTAAATTTCATATCTTTATGGTCTAGCTCTTGAATACTTTTAATTCCGTTTTTATCAAAAGTTTTAAGTATCTCAACCAATTGTAAAGGCTCTTGAAATATAAATTTTCCGTTAGTTGTTTGATATTGGAAAGTGACTAAAAAAGTTCTTTTGTCTAAGTTTAAAAATAAGTTTTTCATGATGTTGTATTTTAGTGTTATTTACCTGGATTTTCTTTTTTTGCTTGAGTAAGAAAGTTTTTTAAATTACTTTCGAATATATCTCGAGCTTCTTCTACATTCATTTTTAAAAGCGTTTCGAACTCCTTGCGCGCTTCTTGTTCGTTTATTGTTTTTACATTGGTATTCATTAATAAAAACAAGTTTTCAAAATTGATCGGTTCTAAAATATTGCGGCTTCTTTCGTAATCGCTCGTAAAATCTATATTATTAAAGTCCATGATTAAAAGTTTTAAAAGTTAAAATTTATTGTTTATAATTCGGTCCGCGCAATACTTCAAAATTTGTATTTCGTTGTTACTTAAACAACTTTCTTTTATAGTTTTGTAACCAATACCATTAGTTAAATAAATTTGATCACCAACTAAAATAAATTCGATACTATTGCGGCGCGAAATTCTGTAATAATTTCCGTTAACACTGTAACAAGATGAAAAGCGCTCGTTTTTTAAGTGGTCCTTAAAATCTACTTTTTTAATCGGATCTTTACCGTTTGGATTTTTAACAAAAAACGCTTTTTCGTCGGTTCTTACGTCGTTTTGAATTCTTTCAATCCAAGTATCAAAAATACGATGACCGCATTTTGTGTTGTATTGGTTGTCAAATAAATGTGTTGTATCAATTTCAACAAATTTACCTTTGTTTTCTTCAATCCACTTTTTAAAATCCAAGTGCTTTTGATAGTCTTTTTGAAATCCTCTAAAAGTTTCAATGTGAATGTAATTAGTCGTAAGTAGTGCCTTCATAATATTAAGCGGTTTTAATAAGTTCCGCAAACTTGTTTAAATTAATTGATTAGTTTATTTTTTAAAAAGTTGTTGAGTAAATTCTCCTAAACCTATTTTTTGAAGGTAACCAGTAGGGAAATAATCTATAAAAGCGCCATAAATTCCAGTACCTTCAAAAACTTCTTTTGTTTTGTCTATTACTTTAACCTCAAAACCTTCAAATTCTAGTTTGTATTTTTCAGTTTGTGATGCGTAAAGTAAAAATTTATTAACTTGTGCCAAGTCTTTTTTATATTCTTTAACGTTGTATTTTGCAGTAAAGTCTTCAGATAGTAACATTTTATCGATTAATTTTTTATCGATTAAAGTTTTTTTACAATCTAAACCAATGTTAAAAACTTCTTTTGTGTTTACGTCTTTAACCGTTGCGATGTTTACGATAGGTCTTCCGCAATTATCACAAGCACACACAAAATCAGCATCAAAAATATTTTGACGTGTTATTCTAATTACTTCTAAATTATTATTTAACAGTTTCATGATAATAAGTATTAAATTAGTGATTCGTTTAATTTTCTTTTACAAATGTAGTAAACAAATACTATACAAACCTATCGAGTAAAACAATAGTAGTAAATAATTACTATAAATAAAACTTATATATTCCTATTTACAAGGGATTACAAAGGAAATTAACACGAAAAAAAAGTAAAAATAATTTAAAATTTAACAAATTTTAACATTTGGACCACTCAATAAAGTTATAAAATGCGTATTTATAGCAGTTTAGAAAGTTGCTGAAAGTTTCACGATAAGAGAAGCCACAAGGAAGAAACAAACCAACAACCAAACAAAAAAACAACATCGATAAAATTTATAATTCATTCCAGTACAAAACAAAAAATACCATAAATCAAGTATTTAAACATTGACGCATTTTAAAACGTTTTAAGCAATTGGAATCGAATTAAAATATACTTACTTCAAATTTTACTTAAACTTTCACAAAGAGAGGAAAAACAACCAATACACAAACAATAAACACCAAAACAAAATAACATCAATCAAAAAAAACTATGAACAATATAAAAAAAATAAATACTTAAACTTCAATACATTAACAATCCTTTATTATATATTACTTAACTTGTTGATTTATAACTACTTACAAATTCACTATTTTATGTAATCATTTTCTTATTTTACTAATGTATTACATAACGTAAACAACTCAAAGGCTAATAAAATCAATACTTTATAAAGGTTTACAATTCCGGATCATGTTATAATTTCGGAGTAAAAATATAGTAATCCAATGCGAAAGCCTATAAACATTGAGAATGTAAACGCAAAATGTTAATCATAGTAAGATTAACTATTGTAAAATGGTTGATGATTCCAGATGTAAAATATTGAATTGCTTCACTCGTTAACCCTTGTAAACACTATATAAAAAGCTAAAACATTTGAAAAGTTAAAACCAAAACGAAGACCCACCCCAAGAAAAAAAAGCGTTTAGGTTTTAAGAGTAGCCACTGGAATACATACCTATTACCCAACCTCTCAACCTTTCTTCTTTAATCTCACAAAAATCAGAGTATTACGTTTTCTATTTTACATAATATTATTATTAGTTATGAATATTTCAATAGTAAAAAACCACTACATATACCTTAATTTGTTATTTCTACCTATCTATTTTAAACGATAATACTATTTTGGTATATTTATACGTCTTGATATATTTTAAAGTCTTATTTAAGCTAAAATGGAGTTATGTAGAATATTTTAATAAAAAGTAAACGATTTATGTTAAAAACATAGAAAGTGAACGATTCGGTTTAAAAGTGAACGATTTTATAAATATTAGTGAACGGTTAAAAATAATTTAGTAAACGCTTGTGTAAGTAAACGATGTTCACTACATTTGTACTTTAATAATTTAAAAACGTAATTAAGTATGGAATCAAATGACAAAGATTTAAGGAATCAAAAAATTTTAGATATGCATAATTCTGATATGAGTATTGGAGTTATTGCAAAAGAATTTGGTATGAGTAAGGCAGGTGTTCACAAGATTATTCAATCATTTATCAAAACAGGAAATGATAATATTCCTCCAAAAGAAGTTGTTCCTGTGAAATTGAAAGGAACTGAAGAGCGATTTACTAATTTTTCTGGATATGAGAGATTAGATGTAAATGTTTACTCGCACAAAGAAACAGGTGAAATTGTTCAGGTAGCGTTTGTGAAATCTAAAAGCAAAGATGAGTTTGGGTATTTTGTAAAAGTTAATAATTAGTAGTTATGGTAAAATTTAAGTGTATTGCTAATTACATAATGAAAGATAGCGGTGAATTAGCATTTGAAGAAGGTAAGGTTTATGAATTTAAAATAAATGGAGATTGGTTTGAAACAACTTCAAATATTGGATGGCATAGATTAGAAGAAGAAGATATTGTTGAGTATTTTGATAATTTTCATGAAGAACAACCAAATGCTTTAGATGAATTTGTAGAAAGTCATTTTAAAGATAGTGACCGATTAAAATACATTGATGCATCATTGAGATTGGCTAATATTCAACTTAACCAAGAACTTTTAGTGAAAGTTGTAAAAATAGTTGATTTGGTTAATGAGAAAGGTGGTAAAGTTAGTGTTGAGGATATTGTGAAATTATAGCTAAACTTTCAGAGAAAAAATAACCGACCGCTAACGCGGTAATAGAAATGTAAACTACTGCGCGACAAGTCAAATTTGATAAACTTAAATAAAATAAACCATGAGTACACTATTTTTAGAATGCGAGGTTACTGAGCATTACACTACACCTCCAAAAGAAAACCAAAATGTAAATTTCTGTTTCCAGGAAAAAGCCATTGTGATCAATTTAATGGATGAAGATGCCAAACTAATGCTTCACACAGAAATTTCGAAAGAAGATGCGATTGAGTTGGCGAAAACAATTTTAATGAAATACGAAAAGTGATGAGTGATAAAAAACAACAGACAGCGGTTGAATGGTTAATGGAACAAATTACTTATGATTCATCTGGAGAAAGATGGTCAAGTTTTAGAGAAACAGTAGATTTAAAAATTTACTTTGAACAAGCTAAAGAAATAGAAAAGCAACAGATAACAGATTCTTATATTGAAGGTTGTCGAAAAGGATTTAATGAGTTTGGCGAAAATGCAGAATTATATTTCATTAAAACTTTCACAGATGAACTGCCTTAAATATCTAATCGACAAAATGTACGATGGGAACCAAATGCGTATTTTATACAACGGTGATCACGTAATCGGAATAGGAGAAAATGAAGTGTTTGACTATAAAGGACAGTTTAAGCAAGAATTGTTAACTGAAAAAACTCATTTGACATACTATTCCATTGAAAAAACACACGATGTTCGCATTATCATCCGAATATTCGATTTAAACGAGCGTCAAGCTAAAATTTTAACTGATTACTACAACCAAAAATTTAATAAAAATGGCTAAATATATTTGTAAATCATCAATAGAGGTAGAAAATCAAGATTCAGGGAAATATTATCGTTTTTACAAAGGACAATATTATGATTTTTTTGAAGAAAAAGGAGATTTTGTTTTTATAGATGACAAAAAACCTTATTTTAATTCTAATTTTATGGAAAACTATTTCGTGTTATCGTCAAGCCTTGAAAACAAAGGCGAAACAGAATATTCTCATAACATAATTAAAGACACAATTGATTTAGGAAATGAAGCTTCAAATAATATTTTAAATGTTTTTAAAGAAGCAAATAGAAAAACATGGTTAGAAGAACAAGAAGAGGAGTATGATGAAAAAAATAAAGAACTAATGGATAAAATAAATAAAGGACATAAAAAATTTCCATTACACAATTTTTCAAATATACCACCTTCAGAAAAACTTCAACAAATTAAAGATGAGTATCAAACTACAAGTAAAAAAATATCTGATTTACCTAAAGAAATAAATTGGATAAAAGAACAAGAAGATGAATGTGATAAAAAGTTTATATTTGCTGAAATGCCACTAACCGAAAAACTTGAAGAAGCTTATGCTAATTTTGAAAAAAGGAATAGCAATCAAAACTTTCAGTTAGATTTGGAATTAGACTTTGATATGGAAGTACAATCTACTCTTCAAAAGATTCAGCAGCTACTTTTGGTTAAAGGAGTCGAATACAGAAGAAATTCAGATCCGTTTCATAATTTCAATGTTGGTTCACAAATCAGTGGTGAAATTCCAGAGAAAGTTTTACAAGGATTTCTTTTAAAACATTTAGTAAGTTACCAAGATATGTTAAACGACATTGAGCAAGGAAAATTACCTAAAATTGAATTGGTTGAAGAAAAACTTTTAGATATAATCGTGTATATGATTATTCAGAAAGCTCAGATTATTAATCGAATTAAAAAATCTTAATTATGCCACAGAAAAAACAAAAATTTAGAAACACAAAAGAGGTAAAAAAACGTTTAAAAGACGAAAAGAAAATGCCTAAAAAATATTTCCCAACGGTAGAAGACTTGTATGGCGACTTATCTGATAAAAGGCAATAGATTAAAGTATAGACAAAATCTATCAAAAGTTTCACATCTATAAAAACAATCAATTTGCACAATAAACTATAATTCAGTAGTTTTGATAAAAATTAAATCAAATAAACTCTAATGATAAAAACAGGTTCAGATTTTAGCGGTGTAGGAGCTTTTGACCAGGCTTTAGACAGACTTGGAATAAAACAAGATAAATTATTTGCTTGCGATATGGATAAATACGCAAGACAAACATATATCTTAAATTTTGGAGAACCTAAGTATTACCCAAAAGATGTTTATGAACGTGAAATACCTACTGAAAGTTTAGATATTTATATGACTTCTCCTCCTTGCCAAGCATTCAGTTTAGCAGGAAAACGTAAAGGTGAAGATGATAAACGTGGTATTTTATTCTACAACTCACACGAATTTATACAAAAAAACAAACCTCGCTTTTTTATATTTGAGAATGTAAAAGGACTTTTAAGCGATGATTCTGGAAAAACATTTCAAAGATGGATTGATTATTTAGGCGGTAAAACCGTAAATGGTAATCCTGTTATTTTTCCACACGAAGAAAGTGTTCCATATCATGTTTACTACCAAGTATTAAATGCTAAACATTACGGAATAGCACAAAACCGAGAACGCATTTTTATCATCGGCATTCGTGATGATGAAGATAACAACTTCACATTTCCTAAACCATTTCCACTTGAAAAAAGATTGAAAGATGTTTTAGAAACTGAAGTTGATGAAAAGTATTTTTTGAGTGACAAGATGTTAGATGGTTTAATAAAATCAGGCGATAAATCATATATCAATCAAGATACTCAAGCGTCAAAAGTATTTTCAGAAGATGGAGAAAGCCCAAATATTTGTACAGGAACTCATGGTTATGCTAATGGTTATGTAGAAACTAAAATAGGTACTTGGAGAACTCACGAAGATGGAAAAGGATTTAGAGCCACAGAGGATAATAACTGCCCTACTATACCTGCAAGAGCAAGAGAAGATGGAAGTGGTCAGCCTGTGATTAAAATCGGAGCAATACGAGGTCGTAATCCAGACAATCCAAAAAGCAGAAAAAGTGGATTAGAAACGGAACAAATGCTTGAAATAAACGAAAACGGAACTTCAAATGCACTTACAACGGTTCAGAAAGACAATGTAGTTGTTTATGATTTAACTAATGATTTTGGAGAAGAAAACCCAAGAGAATATACAGAATTTGCACCTTCTTTAAGAAGTTCAGGAAGTGGATTAGCTACTAATTCAAATCAAGTAATTATTCCTACCAACAACTCAAAAGGATTTGATTTAGCAGAAGAAGAAGAAGATTCTATTAATTTCAGCAATCCTAATTCAGAAACAAGACGAGGGCGAGTTGGTAAAAAAGTAAGTCAAACTTTAGATACGCAATGTAATCAAGGAATAGCGACAAAACAACTTTCAAAGCAACAACTTGAAAAATTAGAAAATTTACAAGTAGATGAGAATATTGCAGGTTGTATTACTCACGCAATAGGTAGAGCAGGTTCAAGTGATGAATATATTGCATCAGTAAAAAGAAATGCAATGATTACTCAAAGAATCCGTAGACTTACACCGCTTGAATGTTTCAAACTGATGGACTTCAATTTTGGTATTACAGGAGTTAAAGATTTTGTTTGGGATGTTTCAGATTCTCAGGCATACAAACAAGCAGGTAACAGTATTTGCGTTGGAGTTTTGGTAGAAATAATAAAAAAACTAAATTTGTAATATGATCGAAAAACAAACTTTTATAGAAGCTATTGAAGCAATGCGTATTCAATACGAAAAGGATAAATTACATTCTGACAGCATTGGTAAAATTTTCAGTACAGAAGATTGCAATTTGTATGACAACGAAAACTTGTACAAAAAGATAATTGAGTTATTGAGAATTTGGTTTCCGGTTGATGAGAATGGATTTTGTGAGATTGAAACGTACTGCTTCCAAATGAACTTCGGAAAACCTACTCCAAATTCAGAATGGGAAACTCCGGAAATGCTTTATGAAAGATTAACTGCTAAAAACTAACTATATGATAAACGGACTTGAATTAAATATTTTTTGGTTAGAAAACGAAGACCAAATTAACCAAATGGAAATGGGACTTGAAATAAATGTAAGCGATTTAGAAACTAAACCAATTATGTTTTTCACCATTGACCATGTAAGACCAAGTAATGAGTTTTATTGTACAATAGTTAGTGGTGGTTTTGAGTACTTAGTTAATCAACCATACGAGGTAGTTTTAGCGAAAATTCAAGAGCGTTTAACATTCAAATTGAATTAATTATGGAAAGTAACGAAAATCAAGAAGAAGAAAAACCTAAAAAGAAAGTTCGCGGACCAGGCAAAAGACGAATGAAGTTGAAAAATGGTAAAAAGCACGAGGTATTAGTTCGAAAAAAACATTCTAACGTAGAAACCGGATTAAGTAAATACCAATTAGCTAAAAGAGAAGAGTTTTTAAAAGTACGAGAAGGAGAAACACATGAGCAGTATGTAATTAGAACTAAAAATTACAGAGTACTTACTCCGGAAGACCAAGCGATAATTGATAATAGCTTTTCAGGAAAACTCCGAAAGAAAAAAGAGGAAGCAAGGAAGTTAAAACAAAGACATTACTTTTCATCACAAGAACTTTCACAAATTAAGCAGCGAGAGTTTTACGAATTAAAGTACTTGCAAATAGTTCTTAGATATTGTGGTATTAAATTCGGAATGACATCTCAGGATTTAAAATTAGCGTTGTTTTTCTACGATAACCGACCTTTTACAAGAGAAGAGTTTAATTATGTAGCAAGTCTTCAATTAGAGAAGCAAATGGCTATTTTTAAGCATTTTTTAGAAAAAGGCTACATTCGAAAAGTGGTGAAAACTATTATTGGGAAAAGAGGAGGAGAAACAATAAAAGATACTGGAAAGTATATGCTATCAAATCAAATGGTAGTAAGGATTACAAAATTCTATGAAACTTTCAATGAGATTCAAAAACTTGACAAGAATGAAATCACACAAGATTTAATGATTGCGGAAATCCAAACAATAGTAAACACAATAGAACGCGAAGCCAAGCAAATCAAATCAGGTAAAAAGAACGCGGACACTATTGTTCCAACAGATAATAATTAAAAACCAAGTAAAAATGAACACAGAAGAATTAATCAACAAGAAAGTTAAGCACAAGTTTCACGAAAAAAACGTGCTTTTTGAAGTAGCGAGTTTAAACTCAAAATTTGAAGGAATGGTAATGCATAAAACTGATTACGTTGACATCGATGGAAAAGATTACATCAATCCAAGAAACGTAGATTTCTCAGTAGCCAAAGAAAAAAAGAAAAAGTAACCAAATAAATTTTAAATACAATGACAAAAGCAGATTTAGTAAAAGAAGTATCAAGAGAAACAGGAATCACTTTAGCTGATGCAGCAATCGCAGTTGATTCTACATTAAAGAACATTGCTAAATGTACTGAGAAAGATGGAGTCTTATCTATCAAAGGTTTTGGAACATTCAAAACTCAGATTTCTAAAGAAAGAATGGGTAGAGTTCCAAGTACAGGTGAAGTAGTAAAAATCCCTTCAAGAAAAGTAGCGAAATTTAAAGCTTCAAAAGAGTTCTTAGGAAAGTAATCAAAATTGATCTAAAATTAAAAAAGCCTTGACGTAATATCAAGGCTTTTTGTTTTAAAAAATATTCAGAAAACTAGATTAAGGCGACTAAATCAGCGTAGTAAAAAGTTTTGTAATGCTCACCATCAATAATCAAATCCGATGCCTTATAATTATCAAACAAAACTTCTTGACCAATTTCTATTGTATGCTTGTCATCAACTTTAGGACAAAGTTCACCAAAACTCACAATAGTACCTTTTCGGTATTTTTCATTTTTATCTGATTCTGATGTAATATCAATTCCAGAAGCAGTAATATTTTCGATATGTGATTCTTTTACAATCACTACATAGTTAAGTGCTTTCATTTTTTACTTGTTTTTATAAGTTAAAACATTTGCTGAACGCAGTAAAGTGTTACTTGCTGAAATAGAATTAATCAAAGCGTTTTTAACCACTTTTTTAGCATCAATAATACCTGCATCAAACATATTTACCTCCTTGAAGTTTTTAACATCATATCCGTTTGGATATTGAGGTAAAGTTTCAGGTTTATATGAAGCATTTTCCAAAATCTTTCTATAAGGAGCTGAAATAGATTTTTTAGTAACTTCATCTAAATCTAGTTTCTCAATAGCTGACAACAAAGCCATTCCGCCACCTGCAACAATACCTTCTTCTTTAGCTGAACGAACTGCTCCAACCGCATCATCAACACGAGCAATTTTTTCTTCTACTTCTGCAGGAGTAATACCGCCTACCTTAATCATAGAAATTCCACCTGAAAGCTTTGCTATTCTACTTTCGATATTCTTTCTAAGAACGTAATTCTTGTCAGCTAATTTTGCTTGTTCTTTCAATTCAGATACTTTACCATCAATAGGTTCAGTAGGAGTATCATCGTGTCTTACAATAACAGTATTTTCTTTGGTTACAACAACTGATTTTGCAACACCTAAATACATCGCTTCTCTTCCTGTAAAATCTGCTCCAGAAAGCGAAGAAATCATTTCTGTATTACAAACCAATGCCAAATCCATAAGTAACTCTTCACGTTTCTTACCAATTGCAGGCGGTTTTACAATACAAAATCTATGATTGTATTTCACTTTGTTAACCAAAATTGCTTCCTCAACGTTGTAATCAAGTTCAGAAATGATTAAAAGTTCTCGATTATTCTGAACAGCAAACTCCAAGAAAGGAACAATTTGTTTAATCGTCGTGAAGTTAATATTAGAAATCAAAACCAACGGATTGTCTTCTAAAACTACTGATTGTGTAGAATGTACGTTAACAAATCTCTCGTTAGCATAACCTCTTTCTACTAAAGTACCTTCAGTATGCTCAATAAAAGTATTGTCGTTATTTGAGTTTACAAATCCAACAGAACCATTTTCACCTGCTTGTTTATAAGCATCAGTAATAAGTTGTGCAATTTCTTCATCACCATTTGCAGAAGTTTTAGCAACGTGATAAATCATTTCATCGGTAATTGGAATTGCAAGTTCATCAAGATACGCTACAATCTTATCTCTTGACTTTTCGATTTCTTGTTTAATTTCAATTGCAGATTTTTCACCTTTTTCTAATTCGTCAAATGAATTGTTTAAAAAACTTTGGGTAAGAACACAAGTTGCTGTGGTTCCATCTGCTGCTTCGTCAACTGTTTTTGTACTTGCTTCTTTTACTGTTTCCCATGCTAAACTTTCAACAGGGTCTTCTAAAAATATAGCTTCCGCTACAGATATTCCATCTTTTGTCGAATGAGGAAGTCCTCCTTTAGATATTAAAACCAAATTTCCCTGAAACCCCATTGTACTACCAACAGCATTTGCTCCTTTATTTACACCATTTCTGATTTTTTCTTTGGCAGACTCGCCACTCGTAATTGTAGTGTGAAATTCTTGACTCATATAATTAAATTTAGATTAAATGTAAGCAAATGTAGTAATAATCAAAAACATAAGCAAATTTTAAAATGTTATAGATTTTTTTTATACTTTTGTTGAGTATAATAGAAAAACTTTATAATTAAAAATATAAGCTATGGCAAAATATAATTTCGACGTATCAGGAAGTCAATTAATCGTTTCACTCGTTCCTGTTTTAGACGATGTTCAACCAACATCAATGAGTTATTTGGCTCCAAGTTTCAAAATTGGAGTAGGAAAAATTAACGCTTACGAGCATGGTCAACCAAAACAATCTTTTTTATTCACAGAAATAGGAGAAATTGATGGAGTAGAACCTACAGATTTGCAAGATGCGTTTGACAAATTAACCGCATTAGCTGGAAATTTTAATGGGGGCGGTGCAGCCCCTTATAAAGAATATACTTTTAATACTACTGTTTCTCAATCTTTTGGTGATTCAATTACAGTAGGACAAAATTCAACAGGCGATAATAGTTATATTAAATTGCTTTGTGATTTATACGGAACAACAAATACTAATAGAGCGGTTTCAGCGCGTGGAATTTGGGAAGCGTGCCGACTACATAACGCAAATGTAAACCCAACTACTAACGCGTTTTCTGTTGTAATGGCGGGTTTTAATGATGTTAGACGTGGTGGAAATGCAGTTAAAACCTTTTCTAAAATTGAAAATGGTTATAAAGGAATTATTGTAAATCAATTTATGCGTACTTCTTTAGCAGGTAATACTGTTAGTGCTTTTATAACACGCTCAGGAACTTGGAGTGCTTATGCAGCGGATAGTGTTGGGGGTAAATATAGTACTGGTTCTTGGTCGCAAATAAGCGGTAATTATATTGAATATGCTTTTTCTGATAATAATGTAATACTTGGAATGATTGGTGGTGATGGTGTGACTCAAATTTATGGGGATTTTGATGTGCATATAGATGGAATTCTACAAGGGAGTTATTCCGTAAATAACAAAACTGACGGGATAAGCGATGGTGTAAATACAAATAATCGTTCACCTTACATTTTATTCTTTACAGGTTTAGCAGATGGAAATCACACAATCAGAGTTACTTTAACTAATAATTTACCGGTGCCAGTTGATTATTTCGGACATTTAAAAGATCCTAATTTGTGTACTCCAATTTTGTTAATGGAAGCACCAAAAATGAATACTACTGGATATGCAATAGCTCCTGCTAACGCAAACGATACTATTATTACGGAATTAAACAATTTGATTAATTCAGTTGCTGGTTTGTTTTCAAGTCAATATCCAATAATCATAGGTAAAACTAATGATTACTATGATATTACAACAGGTTTAGATACTGATAATATACACCCAAATAATTTAGGGCATAGACAAATATATCAGGCTGGTTATGAAGCGTTAAGAGAGGTTATTTTAGTTCAAATCCCAGTAAGTACCAACTTACTGTTAAGTAATAATAGTTGGACAGGAACAAACGATTTTACACAAAGAGTTAAAACTTCAAGTGGTATGCAAATGCAAGGAGCTTTAACGACTCCAACTGGCGTAGGAGTTGAGATTGAATATAATTTATCAGAAGGATATGTAACATCTTATAATAGAAGTTCATCAAGTTGGGTTAATCTAAATATAAGAGGGGCTATTTTAAAATTCTTTTCGGGGGGAACTCAAAGAATAGAAGTTAATACCAATGGTTTAAAGTTAAATACTTTACCAACTTATGCAGATGACACAACCGCTGGAGCTGGTGGTTTAGCATCTGGACAGCTTTATAAAACAGCAACAGGAGAAGTAAGAGTAAAATTATAAAAATTACATGACAAAGATTAGCAATCAAAGAGCGTATATTCCTGATGAGGAAATAAATGGGTTAGACTATTTACCTGGAACTGATTTTGACCAAGCATTAAAAACGGTTAATTTCAGAGTTCAGGATTTAGGCACACATTACAACCAAGTAAACGGAGTAAGGAACTTTGATTATAATTTTTATCAACACGTTGGACCGACCGCAAAACCTGTTGATGGGTACTTTTACTCAAATTCCAACGAGCAAGACCCAAACAATATAACTCATTTCATATTTTCAAAGAAAACCGCAAGACTAAAAGATACTACTAATTTTTTTGAAAGTATTGCTACTGAAAATCCATTTGATTTAATTATTGCTCAGAAAGTAGATATTAATACTATTTTCTTTTTTAGAATAGATTCTATTGAAACTTTCAGTAGTTATTACAAACTAAATGTTTCAGAAGTATTTTTCCCAAATGGTAAAGAATTATCATACACTTTAAGTAATGCAGTATTTAATCTAAAATCAGAAGGAATTTCTATTCATAACCAATTAAATGGTTTAAACGATGGGGATTATATTCATTTGACACAAGCTGAAAAAGATAGATTAGACAATTTACCTGAAAGTGTACCAACTAAAACTTCTGAGTTAATTAACGATGGATCTGACGAAACTTCTACTTATGTAGAAGCCGATGAGTTAAGTCTTGTTGCTTTTTCAAACAACTACAATGATTTAGACAACGTACCACTTATACCAGTTGTATCAACATTAATCAAGGAAGAATTTATTTTCTCAGGAAGCCAAACTTTTACATTAGCTAATAACTATGCTCAAGTATATTCAGTTGAAGTACAAGGACAAGGAGCTTTATCTACAAGTCAATATACTTTAGTTCCTCTAAATCAAGTCACAATTAATGATACTTTAGACACAGGAGATTATGTAGTGATTATGTATTCAGATGCTTCAGCAGGGGTAGTACCATATTATACACAGGCTCAAGTTGATGTGTTTTTAGCTTTAAAAGAAAATAAGTTAAAACCACCTACTAAAATTAATTCAAATTATACCATATTAAGTACAGATGAAATTATTATATGTGAAACGAATAGTTTTAATGTAACACTACCTACTGCTGTAACAAATAATGGTAGAAAAATAACAGTTACAAGTCTATCAACAGGAATTATTACATTAGTTCCTTTTGGGGCAGAAACAATACAAGGAGAAACAACACAATTAATTTATGAAAACGAAACCTTTGATTTATTTTCAGATGGTATAAATTGGATAGTAATATGAGTAATTTAAGAACAGTAGATGTGTCAAGAAATGAATTAGGCTACGATGCGTGGGGGCGTAATAAAGTTGTGCTTGACAAGTCTTTATTTCATGGAATGTTTACTTTTAATGTACCTGTAAGTAAATGGGAAGAAAAAATTAACGGAGTAATTCAAACCACTTTTGTAAATGCTACTTCTGAAAACGGAGAATTGCATTTAGTGTCAGGTGCAACATTCAATGATTTTACAACATTAAGAAGTTTTAGAAACCCACGCTACCAACCAAACAGAGGTCATTTATATTCATCTTCTATATTTTTACCAAATGTTAATCATTTAGGTAGTAGAAGATTTGGAGACTTTACAAGTGAGAGTGGGGCTTTTTTTGAATTAGAAAGCGGTACTTTATACGCTGTTATAAGAACTACTATAAATGCAGTCACAAGTGATGACAGATATTTAATTAATACAACAGGAATAGACTTATCAAAAGGAAATATTTTTGATATTCAAAGACAATGGCGTGGAGTTGGAAATTATAAGTTTTTCATTAATGAAAAAGAGGTTAAAAAGATTTCTTATTTAGGAACGAAAACAAATCTAACAATGTTTAATCCTGCAAATCCCGTAGCATTTGAGTGTGAGAATTTAGGGAACAACGTTAAGATTATTTGCGGTTGTGTAGATGTAACAAGCGAGGGAGGAGATTCAAATGGTAAAACTTACGGAAGCATAGGTGTCGAAAACACAACTGGAGAGGTTTCTTTGACAGGGTATAATGTTCCTGCAATAGCCGTAAGAAGTAAATTAACAGTAGGTGGGTTAATTAACACAAGAGATACTATAGCATTATTAGCGAGTGCTTATAGTGACCAAAAAAGTATTTTAAGGGTTTGGGCAACAAGAGATTTTACAGCAATCACACCTAATTCACAGAGTTGGACTGATTTTGGTGATGGACATTTAGAATATATTATAAATAGTGGTATTGCTGGACAAATGACTTTTAATACCGCAAAAGCTAATTTAATTTTTACTTGTCGTGTTAATATTGATGAAACATACTCAACAAGTGCTTTATTTGAAGGTAGAACTGAAATTATAAAAAGTCCTGGCGATATGTTTATTTTTACATTACATAGAGAAAATGGTGGACTACATTCAGGAGGGGTTACTTATGAATTTGCAGAAGAAATTTAAAATATAAAATTATGATAATTACAGCGAACACGAAAGGAATAACAATAGATGTTACAGGAAATGCAGAATTAACAGCATTGTATCAATCAAGAAAGGTATCTGTATTTACACATAATATTGATGTCTTTGTAATTAAAAACGATTCAGTAATTGGAGAATGTTTATTTATTTCTGATTTTGACCATCATGAATATTGTATAAATCAAACAAATGTAACGTCTATAAATGGTGTTAGTGTTTTTGCAAACGTAGATACAGTATTTAACGCTATTAATAACGCTTTATTAGGAGTATAATGGAAAGTACTAAAAAAATAAAGAAAGGTCAAATAGAAGATTTTATATCTGATTCTACACAAACTGCTTTAGACAACAAACTCGACATCGATACAACACCTTTATCAGTATATGCAACTGATTCTTTAGGAAATCAGGAAATGAAATTGTTAAGTGATTTTGCAACAATTTTGCCAAATGCAATAGGAGATATTTATAATAAAAATAGTTGGGCTAATACTTCTGATTTTACAACTTTTGGAGATGCAACTGTTTCTTTAAGTGGTTCTTATATTAATATTGGAAGTGCAACAAATGGAAGTTTTAATAATTATATAAAATTTTCAAGAGTTACAAACTTGAATAAATACAGAATAACTATTGAGTTTAAGATTATAAACGCTCCAAGTTCTACGAGTTTTGGACTTGGTTTAGGTTTACGTTCTGCAAATTCTATTCCAGCTAATGTATATCAATATGTTGCAAGAATAGGTCTACCAAGTACGGCAAATGGTAAAAGAATTTATATAGATGCAGGCTCTACAACGTACACAAATAGATTTTCAAGTGCAACAGATTTTTCATTTGCTTTGAATGATATTATACGTTTAACAGTTGAACAAGATTTAAATGTAGTTACTTGTACATACTTAAATTTAACAACAGGTAACGCACAAGTAGGTAGTTATAGTTTTCCTATTTCAACAGCACCAATTTTGCCAAACACAGGAAATTTTGTTATTCATATGTTAGGCGGAACTTATGAAATGAGAAAGCTAAAAATAGAAAGTAAAGATTATGAAAATGCCAAACTAATTTGCGTTGGAGATTCTAAAACAGTTGGTTATTTCGCTGATTCTTTTGCTGGTGCTTTTAGTCATCAGTTAATTAACTATTCAAGGGGCGTAAGTGTAAACGCTGGTGGGAACGATAAAACTGCTGAAGTTCTTTTAAAAATACCTGAATTAATTGCTTTAAAACCTAAAAGAATACTCTTAAATATTGGTTCAAACGATAAAAGAAACAGCGTTACTTTTGCAACGTGGCAAGCTAATTACGATAGTATAGTTTCTCAATTAGAAACCGCAGGCATCGAAGTATATCATTTATTACAATTAAACGAAAGCGTTTTAACATTTACAGATTACAATTCACATATTACAAGTACATACGATTCAAGTAAAATTATAGATGCTGGTGTTATTTCTTTAAATGCTGACGGAATACATCCAAATCAACAAGCAATGAATCATATTTTTTATACTATATTATCAAAAATAAAATTAGATTAATATAATGATTTCAACATTTTGCAAAACAGCCTTAATAACATTTTAAATTATGATTAAAATATTAGAAGACACATTAAAATCTCCAAATGGTAAGTGGAGTAGAAAAAGTTTAACAATGTTTAGTGCATGGATAGCAGCATTACTATCTGGACTTTTCATTCATGTTTCAGATTACTTTTTACCAAAAGAGATAAATCCATACGCTATTCAAGTATTCTATGGATTTTTAATGTTAGCAGGAGGAACAACAGCGATGACTGTTTACGAAAAGTTAAAAACAAATATTAACCAAAAAATAGAAGAGTAATGAGCAATAAAATGATTCAGGTTGAAAAAGAACCTACAGAAGAGCAATTAAAAGTAATAGAGCAAGTAATTGTTATGTTAGATGAAGCTGAATTAGAATTAATCGGTACAAGACCTAAAGATAGAAAGTGATAAAAATATTATACATAGCAGTAGTAGTAAGTATTATTACTTATAGTTTTTGGGAAATTATTCCAATAGATTATTTTTTCTATTACGGAAATTCTCTATTTATTTTTTTGCTATGTTCTTATATTTTCTTTACGGATAAAAAAAGTGTGATAAAATTCGTATTATTTTCTTTATCTTTGAATAATTTATTTGATGAAATAACAAACAAGGCTGACAAGCTTTATTTTAGCGAAATATTAACAGGCGTTGCAATACTTTTATTCGCCTTTTATAAGAATTATTACAATGATAGAAAAAGAACCGAACTTAATTGAAGAACTTTATAGTTTTTTCTTCAAAATTTTTATTCCGGCTTTCATAGCTATATCGATTAAGATAGCAACACAAGTAAAAAAGGAAAAGATGACGTTTACAAGAGTAGTTTTAAGTTTTGTTGTAGGAATTGGATGTGCGTATTTCGTATATCCGTTTGTGGAGAATCAAACAGAGAGTAGATATATTCCTTTGTTAGTTGGAATGGTTTCTATTTCAGGAGAAAAAATAGCTGAGTACATTATTTACAAATGGAATATAGATAATTTTGTTGGAGTTATTTTTGATTCTATGTTGAATGCAATCGTTCAGATATTCAAACCGAATAGTAAAAATTAAATGATATGATACACCAAAAACAATATCAATGGTTAGCAAACGAAAACTCACCAAAAGTTATAGCCGAAGCGGTAAAGCTTTATGGAACAAAAGAAATTGTTGGGAAACAACATTCAAAAGAGATATTATCTTGGGCTAAAGAACTTGGTTTAGAAAAAACTTATACCAATGATGAAATTCCTTGGTGTGGTTTATTTACAGCTATCGTAGTAAAAAGAGCAGAATTTGACGTTGTTAAAAGTCCTTTATGGGCTAGAGATTGGTTAAATTTTGGAACACAGCAAAAAAACGCAATGCTTGGTGATGTATTAGTTTTCACAAGACCTGGCGGTGGTGGTCATGTTGGTTTTTATGTTGGTGAAGATGACTCATGTTATCATGTACTTGGTGGAAATCAATCAAATATGGTTAATACTACAAGAATTTTAAAATCACGCTGTATTGGAATTAGAAGATGTGATTGGAAAGTATCACAACCTAAAAACGTAAGAGTAATTAAATTAGCATCAACCGGAAGCGTTTCCACAAACGAAGCATAAATGGAATTTCAAATCGACACATATCAAACTAAAAAATGGCTACAAAAGTATTTACCTTATGTAGTCATAGTTGTTTTAATACTATTACTTTTAGTGAAATGTAATGGTACAGAAAAACTTGAAGCAGAAAAAGCAGTTTTAGAATATAAAATCAAAGAATCTGAATCTAAAATTTCTGAAAAACTAAAACAAAACGATTCTATTCAGAAAAGCATTTCTAAATACAAAGATACTATTGCATTTTTAGATATTCAAAATCAGAAAAAACAAACTGAAATTGAAAAATTAGAAAAACAAAGACGTGAAAGTTCATCAAAAGTTTCACAATACACTGATGACCAATTAGTAAAATTCTACATAGACAGATACAAAGCAAACAATCAAGTATTTAAAACTACAAATGGTATTGAATTGTACAAGCCTGTCACAAAACAAATTGCTTTAGATTTAACTGACTACGATTATGTTGATAAACTACTTATAGAAACAACCGATATGCTTGCTACTGAAAAAACATCAGGCATTTTTAAAGACTCGGTAATAAATAGTTTAGAAGTTAAAGAAAAAAATCTTAATTTTGTTGTGAAAGAAAATGGTAAAATCATTGACAATCAAGATGAAATAATCAAAAATCAAGAAAAGTCCTTGACCAAAGAAAAAAGAAAAAACAAACTATACAAATTTGCTCTTCCAATTAGTATTTTAGCAGGAATGGCGACAGGAGTATTAATAACGAAATAGCTATGACTAAGATTAAAAACACCAATGCTTATCCTTTTGACGTAACAATATCTGATTTAGATTATGTTATTGGTTCTGATGGCGATAATTTAGGTAAAATTACTCGTAATTACAATATTGGTGATTTACGAAGATATATTAATTCTGGACTTTCACCCGAAGTTGGTGGGACACTAAAAGTTTCAGAGGTTACATATAATGGTGTTTTAACATCTCCAAGCGAAGTAGCTAATGCTTTAGATCCAAATTACGAAGTGCTACAATATCACGTAGTTATTTTTTCTGTAAACGGAAACAAATACATCTTAAAAGAACAAGATATTATTTTAGGAGTTTCAGGTACAGAAGTTACTGATGAAGATTTTATTTTAATAATCGGATTCACTAAATTGGGTGATGGAACAAATGTGTTAAAAGGATATAACACAAGTACCGGATTACAAGAATTGTATTCTATCAAAAGTACTGGTAATAATATTTCTATTGTATCAGAAAATATTGTAATTGACCCAAAAGAAGGTATTAATTTAGGAGAAGGTCAAGCTATTTACAAAGGTTTAAATTCAGGCACAAAAGTACACGAGTTTTATAACTTAAAGTCTAGCACATTAAACATTTCTTTAAATGGAAGTGATGTGTTATTAGATACTCCAGAAACATCAACTATTCCCGCATTATATGTAAACAACAATTACGTTCCAACTGAAGAAGAATTTTTAGCAGGTAACACAAAAGGAGAAGGTACTTTAGCTAAACCATTTACAGACACAGTTACGGCTTATACAGATGGTGTCCCAACAATAACAGCAAATACAGCTATACAAAATGCTTTGGATGCTTATGTGGGTTCTGGAACAAAACTAAGTCCTGAAAGAGTAGGAGAACAAATTGTAATACAAAGAAATAATAATGGTTATACTTTTGTTGGGGATTTTAATTACTCAAGATTAAATATAAAACTTGAGGAAAATGTATTATCCACCACTAGCGGTTATATTATTGACATGGAAACTATATTATCATTCAATCAAACAACGGATAGTGTTTCTGTAACTATTGACGAAAATAAAGTACTACAGATACAAGGTAACGGATTTAAAAACAATGGGAATATAGATGCAACAAATAATTTGGTAACAGGTAAAGTTATAAATACATTTGGATTAGGTTATATCTTTAGTACGAATACAGACATTACAAAATATATTTTAAACGCAGACGTATCAGAAACAGGAAATAATAATGATGGAAGTTTATTTTTTGATATTAAATGTAATATAAGAGCTGTATATCAAGGCATCTATAAAGTAGGAGGTAACGCTAGAATCGATGTTTATGGTGTATTACAATCAGGTGATTTAGGAACAGCTGTAAACACATCTATTAAGGCTTTTCATCAAATAGGTGGTCAAGTAAGAATATTTAATAGTGCAACAATAAGTGTAGGTGGAGTTACTAGAACAAATGCTTTTACTTTTGAACCAAATACATTATATAGCACTATTTTTTCAATAAACGGAGCGTCTTTAGGATGTTCTGCAACTACATTGTTTAATAAGCTAAATAATGAGAATGTAGGTTTTACAGCAATTAATATAAATGCAGGAACTAGCTTAACTGTAACAAATATTTTCGATAGCACAAATTTATGGTCTATAAATTTTAGAAACAATGTGTTTTCTTCAGGGGTAATAGATTTTACAAAAGTAGATTTAACACAAGGAAATAATATTTCTTCAATAAATACTATTGGTAATAATATTATTCAAAGTTTAGTAGTTTACACAAGTAAGTCAGCAGCAAAAACAGCAGGGCTTCCTGTAAATTCTATTTTCTTAAAAAGAGTAACTGTTAATGCTGTAGATTTAGTAGCAGGAGTTGAGTATAAAATAGCCACATCTGGTTCTCCAAGTTTAGGTACTGTAGGCGATTTCATAACAGCTACAGGTTCAGAAACAGGAACAGGAACAGCATATTTAGAAACAATTGAAATTTTATAAAATGTCAAGCGAAAACGAAATTAGAAAAGTATCAGTTGCAAGAGCTATACTTATAGAAAACGAAGATGGCACAACAACTGAAAAGTCGTTAAATCTCATCGTAGGAGTAGAACATACAATCTACATAGATAACCAAAGAATAAAAAGAAGAATCTGTAATATTGAGGAAACTGAAAACCATGTACTAATTTATTTAGAAGATGGTTCCGCAAGTCAATTATGGAAAAAACTTCCGAAAAACGATCAAACATCAATTGAATACAAAATAGATTAAATCTTATGCAATTAACTTCACCATTTAAAATAGGAATTATACCAAAAGAAGGACAACAATATGTCAATGAATTAAAAGTAGGTAATACTGAATTGGTAGTAAATACTTCTATTGAAGATGCAGTTGACGTACAAAGAATAGGAACTGTAATTTCTTTGCCATTTCATTATCAAGGCGAACTAAAAGTAGGTGACGATGTAGTTATTCATCACAACGTATTTCGAATTACTTATAACGACAAAGGTATTCCAATGCAGTCCGACTTTCATTTTAAAGATGAAATATTCTTTATTCCAGAAGATTTGATTTATATGTATATCCGAGATGGTAGAATCAACGCATATAATGATAATGTTTTTGTAGAGCCGATTAATTATGAAGATTATTGGGAAGGACCAAAACTTTTAGAAAGACAAGGAGTTGTAAAATTCACTAATGAAAAGTTGTCAAATATTGGAGTTCTTGAAAACACTAAGATACATTTCAGAAAATTCTGCGAGTATTCATTTCATATTTTTGGAATGCATTTGTATAAAATGAAAAATGATAGAATTTTAGCAATACTTGAATAGTTTTTATTATATTTGTACTTTAAATTATTAACAACTAATACAGAAGGTTATGTCAGTAAGAAGAATTAAAGAAGTAACACAGATTACTTCAAAGACCACATCTGTTACAGCTAATGGCTATGATGGAATTATCACTACTGTTGCTCTAACTGATGCAGCAGATACATCGTTTAACTTTACAGTTAATAACGACAAAGTTCAAGAAACTTCAACTATTATGTTAACTCCGGTTTATGCAGGAACAACAGGTGATGTGAAAGCAGTACTTGTTTCTCAAACAAAAGGTAGTTTTGTAGTAAAAGTTTCAAATGTTGGAGTAGCAGTTTTAAATGCAGTTGCTAAAATCCAATTCAAAGTTACACATAACTAAGCAACACAACTAGGAAGTTTTTGTAATTTTTTCATTCATGTTTAGAACCGCTTTGATGCCATTTTCAAAGCGGTTTTTTTATTTGTTATTTTTGTATCTTTGACAATATAAATTAAATTCAAATGAAAAACTTAAGTTCCGATATAGAAATCGCTATAAATAATTCTCTTACAGGACTTACAAAAGAAATAGATATTCTTTCGGTAGATGACGAAAAACTTGAAAGGCTTGTAAAATCAAGACAAGATTCATTTTCATCTATAAAAGAAATGTTGGGTATTTGGCAAAACTCACCAAATGCTCCAAGAGAAGATAAATTAGTAAAGTACACTCAGAAACTAATACAAGCAGGAAACACAAGTGCTAATATCCTGCGTTCTGCTTTAATTAAGGAAATTGATTTTGATGATTTAGATCCAGAAAAGTATGGTGCCGCAATTAAGTCAAAGCCTGTAATTTACCGAGCAATAAACGAGATAGATTCGGGTATTAAAATTTTAGAGCGACAAATAGAAAGTAAAACTCTTAATTTTAAAGAACAAGAATTTAAACCTGGTTATCCTGAAAGATTTGCTAATCAAGAATTTTACCCTACAAAAGACTATTACAAAGAATGGTATGATTCTGAAAACGATGCAATCATAATTGATCCAAAAGGTACAAAAGGTGAAATGATTACCCTTGATGGATTAAAAATTTGGCTTCCACAACCACCTAAAAATAAAAAAGAAATTCTATTTAGTAAACTTCCTGAAGAAGAGCAACATTGGAGAAGACAAGAAATGCCAAAAGGTTTAACTCCCGATAATGAAGAGGAATATGCTGATTACATTTTAGAAGAGTTCAGAAGAAGAAGAGAAGGTGTTTGGTTTATGAATAACGGAAAACCTATTTGGGTTACTCCTGCTCATTATATGGGATTACAATGGGACCAAATGTTAGAAACAGGTGGTTATAAGGACTTCCGTTGGGCGCAATGTCAAATGTATTATCATGCATTAGCTTGTATCGTAGATAGGCGTAGTGTTGGTGAAATATTTGTAAAAGGTCGTCGTACCGGATTTACAGAAATGGCTTTAGACCATATTGTTCAAGACTCTACTTCTATTAAAAATAAAGCTTTTGGTATTACATCAAAAACAGAAGCCGATGCTGTAAAGGCGTTTACAAAATATTCTTATGCGGTCCGAAATTTACCTTTCTTTTTCCAACCGGTAGTAAAAGGTAAAATAGACGATGTTAAAAAAATGGAGTTTGGAAAACCTTCCGATAATACAAAAACAGCAAAACAAAAAAGAGATACTTCTACTAATGACTATTTGAATGTTATTGTAGATTATAGGGCAACCGCCACGCTTGCTTATGACTCTATTGCTATGAAAATGTATTTAGGAGATGAAGCAGGAAAATGGGAAAGACCAAACAACTATATTGACCATTGGACCAATATCAAGCCAACTATGGTGCAGGGTGGATCTATTGTTGGTAAAGCATTAATCGGTTCTACATTAAATCCATTAGATAAAGGGGGTAGTGAATTTCAAACATTATACTATGGTTCAAACGTTAAAAATCGTGATGAAAATGGTGAAACCGCAACAGGTCTTTATAGTTTTTTCTTGCCGGCACACAAAAATTACGAAAGATTTACTGATAAATATGGATATTGTAGAGAAGTTTTAAATCCAGGAGAAAGTTTCGAAAATGCTCAAGGTGAAATTCAGACACAAGGCGCTTTACAATATTTAGAAACAAAGTTTAAGGCTGCGCGTTCAATGGGAGCTAAAGCATACAACAACACGCGAAGACTTGACCCTATTACAATTGAAGATGCATTTAGAGATGAACTACAAAGCCAATTATTTGACGTAGAAAAAATCAACGACCAAATCGCATACAACCGAAGTAACAATATTGAACAAACATTAGTTTCAGGTAATTTCCATTGGAAAGATGGAGTGAAATTTGGTGAAGTAATTTGGAAACCTTGTGATAATGGTAGATTTTTATTGTCATGGATTCCGGAACCAGAACACAGAAATAAGTGGGTTGAAAAAAGTGTATTTGGGTATAAGACGAAATGTCCTGTAAATACTATTCAAGGTTCATTAGCGAGTGACCCTTATGATAAAGATGCGGTAGTAGATTCTAAATTAGTAAGTACAGAACAAGGAGTTCAGCAAAGTTTAGGTTCGCGTGGAGCAATTCATGGAATGTTAGGGTTTAATATTTCCAATGCGCCAAGTAATTATTTTTTTTTAGAATACATTTGCAGACCAAAAGATGCTGAAACTTTCTATGAAGATGCGTTAATGGCTTGTATATTTTATTCTATGCCGATATTAATTGAGAATAATAAACAAATGATGTTGGATTATTTCTTCAGAAACGGATATAGAGGATACTCTACTACAAGATTTGACAAGGATATTAACCGACTTTCTGCTGATGAGAAAAAGTATGGTGGTATGCCTAACTCTTCGCAAAATATGATTAATGCGCATTGGACTGCATTAGAATCATACATCAATAAATACGTTGGAAAATATGAAGCAACTGATGGTGAAACACCGATTAGAGAAGTTGGAGAAATTGGAAGTATGCCATTTAATAAAACATTGTACGATTGGTTAAGATTTGACCCTAAAAAGCGTACTGATTATGATGCTTCTATTAGTTCTGGGCTTGCAATTATGGCTGTAAATCAGTTTTTATACAAGCCTAAAGAAGAGAAACGAACACAAGTTTTAAGATTTAAGCAATATAGATAAAAAAAAGCCTATCGTAATGATAGGCTTTTTACCTTATTGACAGTAAGGATTTTTTTTGATTAATCATTTCTCGAAAAACAACTAACCTATGTGCTACATTATTGAACTATACAAATATACACCAAATATTTAATTTTCAAATATGTATAGAAAAATAATATGAAATTAACAAGTACTATAAATTTTTTCTATCTTTGTTTTAAAATTCACGTTTACTATGACTAATAACGATAATAGCTTTAAAATAAAAGGGGATGTTGGTTTTCCGAATCCTATGGAAAGTTTTGAGATAAAGAAAACACATGATTGGGGATTAACTCTTGCAAGAGCTATTCAATCAGAACAATTCTATAATCATTTTGGTTCAAGTTGTAGATACTTTACGCAACGTGATAAATTTCTTGAAAGAAGAATGTACGCTCGTGGTTTACAATCAATGACTAAATACCATGAATCTCTTGGGACAAATGGTGATTTATCATTCTTGAATTTGAGTAAAAAGCCTATTACTATTATTCCAAAATTAGTTGACATCGTAGTAAACGGAATGGTAAATAGAGGTTATCAAATCAAAGCAACTGCAATTGACCAAATCTCTCAAGAAGCAAAAGAACAATACAGAAAGCAAATTGAAGACGATAGATTCGGAAGAGATATTGCTATTAAAATAAAAGAAGAACTTGGTGCTGAAGTAACTAATATGCCACTTGACCAAATTCCTGAAACAGACCAAGAAATGCAATTGCATTTACAATTAGAATACAAACCTTCTTATGAGATTTCGCAAGAACTTGCAATAACTGATGTTTTACAAGATAATGATTACGAAGCTATTGTAAACAGACAAGTAATTAGAGATTTAGTAGAACTTGGAGTAGCTTGTGTGAAAACAAGATTTGAACCAGGAAGAGGGATTCTTACGGAGTATGTGAATATGGAAAATAAACTTAATTCATATACAGAAGACCCTTACTTTAGAGATTGTTTTTATCATGGTGAGATTAAACGCGTTTTAATTAGTGAAATTTTAACTGACTTTCCATTTCTTAACGACCCTGAAAACGAACATTTAAAAGAGCAATTAATTCATTCTGGAACTGCTTGGGACACGTATTACAATATTCCACAAAACGAAAGAATTAAAGGTACAGCAACTTTGATGTACTTTACATACAGAACTACTCGTGAGCGTTTCAAAAAAATCAAAGAAAGAGCCACAGGTGAAAGATTAGTTTCTGATGCCGACCCATATTTCGATGCTACCAAAGTAAAGAAAAACGACTACAAAAGAGTATCAAAAGTAGAAGAGATTTTATTTGAAGGAGTTTTTGTTCCTGGAACTGATTTACTTTTACGTTGGGAAGTTGCTGAAAATATGGCAAGACCAAAATCAAATAAACAAAAAGTTTGTGATCAATACATTATGATTGCTCCAAACAAAGATAAAATGTTTATTGATTCATTGGTTGCAAGAATGATGTCTATTGATGACTTAATTCAAATTACGGAATTAAAAGCACAGCAAATGATTCAAAGAATGATGCCTGATGGTTATTTCATTGATGAAGATGCTTTAGCTGAAGTTGATTTAGGAGAAGGAAACGTATTGAAACCACAAGGACTTTTAGATATGTTCTTTCAAACAGGTTCGATTGTTGGTAGAAGTTTAGGAGCAGGTGGTGAATACAATTACGCTAAAATTCCAATTACTGAATTAAAGACTGCCGGAAACTTGCAAAAACTCCAAGCATTAAGAGCAGAAAGAGATTCTTATCGTAATGACCAATTAGAAGTTATTGGATTTAATAAAGCGAGTGCAGCATCTACACCTGACAAAGATTCATTAGTAGGATTGCAAAAATTAGCTTCATTAAACTCTAATATCGCTACAAGACACATTTTAGATAGTTCTTTACTTATTTGCAAAAGAGTTTCTGAAAACATCACATATCATTTAGGAGATATTTTCATGTATCATCCAAATCTTAAAAAAGATTTAGAACGTAGAATTGGTAAAACTGCTGTTGAGAATTTAACTTCAATGAAAGATTCTCATTTACGAGATTTTGCTATTTACTTAGACTTAGAGCTTGATGAAGAAGAAAGAGCTAAATTAGAAGCGGATATGTCTATGGCTATTGAAAAAGGATATTTAGCACTTCAAGACAAATACAAAATTTTAAATGTTCGAAACTTTAAACAAGCAGTTGCATATATGAGTGTTTTAATGGAGAAACATTCTAAGAAAATGCAAGAACAAGAAGCTCAGAAATTTAAGATTCAGGCTGATGAGAATATTAGAGCAAGTCAAACTGCTGAACAATTCAAGCAACAAACTATTCAAATGGAAGCTCAGGCTGATGCTCAAAAACAACAAATGATTTCTCAAACTGAAATTGCTAAAGAGCAAATTAGAGGTGAAGAAACAAGAAAATCCCTTGAAGTTGAATACGCTTACAAAAAGGATTTACAATATGTAATTAATGAAGGTCAAGTTCAAAAACAACAAGATGCTGAGGATAGAAAAGATGCTAGAGAAGATATGAGATATACAAATCAAAGCAAAGAGAATTATCGAAAAGAAGTTGGTGGCGAACCAATAGATTTTGAGCAAGATGAATTAGAATTAGAAGATTTTAACCTTAATAACTAAGAAATAATGGAACAACCTAAAAAAGAAAAAAAGAAAGTTACTGTTAAAAAAGTAGGAACAGGAAGCCTTAATGGTGATTATGTGCCTGATTTAACAGATAGAGAAATGACTGCTAAAAATAATATTAGAAAAAACAGTCAAAGTAAAACCGGTAATAAAGCTATTGAAGAAATTCATGGGATTAAGAAGAATGAAGATGAAACTTATTCTCAAAAAGAATATGAAAATAAATATATTCCAGGAAACAGATCAAAAGGAGAAGCTCCAAAAGTGGTAAATAAAAACACAGGAAAAGTAGTTGCTACTCCAAAAAATAGAGATGATGTTGCTTTTAGAAAGCAATTTGTTTCAGATAGCACAAGAACAACCCAAGTTAGAGTAAATAATGCTGATTTCTACAATAATAGAATACATGGCACTGATAATGCAGCTAAAAAGAGAAGAGATGCTCAAGCTACAGCAAGTGAGAATCAAAAATTCGAAGAAGCTGATAAAAAAGTAATCAAAGAAGCTAATTTAACAACACAAGCTAATAGAAAAAAAACAAGACCTCAATAGATGTTTTGTAAACATAAAAAAGGAGGTTAATACCTCCTTTTTTATTAAAACGCATTTGTGTATGAAATCCTTTCTTTTTTATTTGATTCTAAATAAAGAAACATCCATTGATTCGCAGAACTTGATGATATGTCGCAAACAAATACATATTTTTTGTCATCTTTTAATAATTTAAAAACAACCAAATCTTCGATTTCTTTTTTTTCTATAATTTTATACTTTCTAACATCTGTAATAATATCAATAACCAATAAATCAGCATCTACATATATTTTAGACCCTTTTAATGTAACGAATGATGAAAACTCATTTGTTTCTTTGTTGACATAGCACTCAGACATAGGTTTGTCGAATAATACTTGAGAAGAGCAGAATAACGGAAGTAACAATAAGATTAAAATTAGCTTTTTCATAATGTTTAGTTTTAGATTGTTAATGTTTTGTAAAACTAAAAATAATTTTTGTATTTACAACAAGTATAAAAAAATAGTATCAAAATACACATTGTAATAGATTTTTTCTATCTTTGCTATATAAAATCAATTAAATTCAAAAATAATGGTAATAGAAGATTCAAATTTAGAGGAAAATCTAAATAACGAAGAGCAAGAAGTTCAAGATTTTAACATTGAATTTCCAAACGAAGAAGAGTCGAATGGAAACTTTGAGAATTTTTGGAATCCTGTTATAGAAACCAAAGAAGAAGTTGAAGAAACAGAAACGGAGGAAGAAGAACAAGAAACTCAACAAGAAGAAGAGTCTGAGGATGAAGAAGATGAAATTCAAGACCTTGACGAGAATTTAGCCTTTGAGTTTATTAAAAAAACAAGAGGTTTAGATGTTGAAAGTATTGATGATTTATTAAAACCTAAAGAATCAAAAAAACTTTCACCTGAAGTAGAGAAGTTCTTAGAATTTACTGAAAAAACAGGAAACACTAATTACAATGATTTCTTAGCTACTCAAAAAGATTGGAGTACTGAAGGAAAAGATGTTGTAATTAAAGAATTTTTAAAAATCGAAAATCCAACGCTTTCAGATAAGCAAATAGATTTTCTTTATAATAAAAACTACGCTTTTGATGAAGATATTGATGACGAAGATGTTGTCATGGAAAAATCAATAAACGTAGAACGTGATTTTCAAAAAGGAGTCAAAGTTTTAGATGCTCGTAAAGAGGAATTTATGGTTCGCAAGGGTCTTGATGAAACAATCCCTGAAGAGTATCGAAATGCTAAGACAGAATTTGAGAAGATTCAACAACGAGAACAAGAAGTTGACAAGTTGATTGCAGAAAACAGAAATGATTTCATAGCTAAAACAGAATCGGTATTTAATGAAAAGTTTGAAGGTTTCAAATTTAAAATTGGGGAAGATGAATTGGTTATTAAGCCAGAAAACATTAAAGAAGCTGTTAAATCGCAATCTGATTTGAATAACTTCAACAATAAGTACTTTGACGAAACTACAGGAAAGTTAAAAGATCCTGAAGGCTTTCACAAAGCTTTATACTTCGGTATGAACGCTGAAAAAGTTGCTGAACATTTCTATAATTTAGGAAAAGCAAAATTAGCCGAAGAGGAAGATAAACTTTCAAAAAATATTACTCCAGACTCAGGTAAAAAAATACCTACTATGGGAGGTGGTAAAATCACAGTACGAGTTGTTAAATAAGTTCTTGTTGTAAATTAGGGTATAAAAACTAAAACACAACAACAAAAAAGAAAAACAATGAGTTTATTAAACAGTCCAGGGATTATTTTAACTCCCTCAGCAAGCAAAGTCCCAACAGGGCAAAACTACTTAGGTAGTGATGATTTCGATTTCGCAAATCAGTATTTACCAGAAACAGAGAAAAAAATCTACAATAGATTTGGATCTCAAGATGTTACTGGAATGTTAAAATTGTTAGGAAAAGAGAAATCTTTCGCATCTGACAAATTATTTTGGAAAGAAGAAGCTCGTTTACGTCAATTAAGCGAAGGTGTTACTCGTTCTTCTAACGTATTCACAACTACTGACAACCATAATTATCGTGTTAACGAAACTATTGTAGTTCGTAACTTAGATGGTTCTGCTGTTAGACAAGGTAAAATTACTGCTGTAACTGATACAACTTTTACTGCTTTATGTGGTCATGCATCAGGTTGGACTGCAATTGGTACTGCTGACATCGTAGTATTTGTTGATTCTAATGAATTTGGAAAAGATACTAATGGATTCACAGAATCTTTAGATTCTAAATTTGAATCATTTGAGCAATCTCCTGTAATCATTAAAGAAATGGTTAAAGAATCAGGTTCAAATTTAGCTCAAATTACTTGGTTAGAAGTTAGTAACGAAGCAGGTCAAACAGGATATGTATGGTACTTCAGAAATTTTGCTGATACTGAAAAACGTTTCTTAAACGCTATGGAATCTAAATTAATTAGAGGTCGTAGATGGGCGGGTGATTTATTAGCTGCAGGAAATGAAGGTACTGAAGGTTTGTTTGAAATCGCTGAACAAGGAAACGTATTTGCAGGTCAAATTTCTGACTTAAATGATGTTGACGAATTATGTGAAAGAATGGATGCTCAAGGCGGTATTTCTAATAACTATTTATACGGAACTACTTCTTTCAATGCAGCAATCGATGATTTCTTACAAGCAGAAAACGTAACAGGTTTATCTTGGGGTGCTTTTGACAACAACGAGAAAATGGCTTTAAACTTAGAATTTAAAGGATTCCAACGTTCAGGTTATGAGTTTTCTAAATCAAGATGGAGATATTTAACTGAGCCAACAAGTGAAGGTTCTATGGTAGGGGCTTCTAAAATTCACGCTGTTATGATTCCTTCTGGATCTAAAACTTTACGTGACCAAGTTAACGGAGGCACTACAACTGAACCAATGTTACAAGTTCGCTACAGAGCTTATGGAAAAGAAAATCGTAAGATGAAAATGGCAGTAAGAAGTTTTGAGCAAGGAACTACTGGAGGTCAAGATAGAGTTGTAACAGACTGGTTAACAGAAAGAATGTTACAAGGCTGCGCTCGTAATCAGTTTGCAATTTTCAAAGGATAGGCAATTTATTACAAAAATTAAAACCACTCTTTATGGGTGGTTTTTTTATGCTTTAAAACAAACAATAGATTTTTTTTATATCTTTGTTCTTTAATCAATTAAATTTACAAACATGGCTTTAATTAAGAAAGACACACCTGCAAAAGAAGAGGTGAAGACAGAAGATGTTGCATCCGAAAATGCAATACAAGAAAAAGTAGAAACTCAAAAAACTACTATTACATTAACTCCTGAAGAATTGGATGCTTATTTAGAAAAAAAGCTTCAAGATAAAATGCAAAATCTTCAAGTTACACAATCACCAAAAGTTGAAGAATCAAAAAAAGAAAAAGAACCGATCAAAAAAATCGTAAACACAGACAATATTCCAGAGTTAGACAACTTTGAGTACAAGTCAAGAAGATACGAGATTATTTCAGGTACAAAAGCCCATTCTTACGGAATTAGAAACAGAAGTAATTCAACTTCACGTTTGCAGTACATTCACCCTGAAACGAAGCAACCATTTTCTTTGAGATTAACGTCTAATCAACCATCGTTTTTTGAGGAAAATCAACCAAAAGAAAAAGGAAGTTGCAGAATTAGATACATTAACTTCAAAGATGGAAAACTATTTGTTCCTGCAAGTGATGTGATGTTGCAGCAGTTCTTACATATTCACCCTGACAATGGAATTGTTTTCAGAGAAATTGATGAGCAAAAAGAAGCAGCAAAAGAAATTGAAATCATGGATTTACGTTTCAAAGCACAATCATTGGTTAGAAATTTAGATATTGCAAAACAAGTTGCTGTAGCTAGAATTTTATGTGATGATTATCTTGATACTTGGACTCCAGGAGTAATGAGAATGAATTTGTATGCTAAAGTTGAAGCATCGGCAAAACCATTAGATATTATTAATCTTTGTGAGAATGAGGATTTATTAATTGAAAGTTTAGCTAAAACTGCAAAAGCTAGAGGTTTCTTGAATTACGCTAATTATCGTTTCACAGATGAACGAGGTCAGTTAATTCTTGAAGTAGGAAGAAATGACAACGAGTGGAAAGCAATTACTAGATATTTGTTATCAAATGAAGGTAATGATTTGAGAAACCACTTGGAAGACAAAATGTTTTAATAGTTTTTAAATCAATATAAAGCATCTCATAACGAGGTGCTTTTTTTATTATATTGTATTTTAAAAATTCATATCTTTGTTTTAAAATAATTGTACATGATACCTATCAACAATGTAAGAAACGTGGTTATGTTCTTATTGAACAAGAATAACTACGGATATATCTCTCCTGAAGAGTTTAATACCTACTGCAATTTAGCACAATTAGATATGTTTGAGAATTTGTTTTTTCAATATAATCAATGGCTTGCTAAACAAAATAGACGTATGACAGAAACGGAATACGCAAATATTCCTAAAAACATTCGTGAGCAAATTGATATGTTTGCTACTTATACTACAGAATCAAATTTCACATACGATGAAGATGATAATTTATGGTCTTATACAGGAAGTGATTTGTATAGAGTAGAAAACATTTCATTGGTAAATGCTCAAGGTAAAAAAATCGATATTGAAGAGGTAAACAAATCTGAATTGAATAGGCTTAAAAATAGTAATTTGATTAGTTTGACTTATCCGGCTTATGAGAAAATCGGTGAAAGTTTTCGTGTTCACCCTACATTAGATGAAGATTATTACCCTGAACTATTCTTTTTAAGAACACCAAAAGCTCCAAAATGGACTTATGTAAATGTAAGTGGTAATCCGGTTTATAATGCTTCGGCTACCGACAAACAAGATATTGAATTACATATTAGTCAATATGCGCCATTTGTAATGAAAGTTTTATCATATACTGGATTAGCAGTTCGCGAAGAACAGGTAGAAGCAGCAACAAACAACGAAGAAGTAAAAATCGCTCAAAAACAGAGCTAAAATATAAGATATGAGCAGTCAAAATCCTCAGATTTACTATGAAAATGAAGAGAATCATGGTAATTACGTTTATATCTCTTTAGAAGATATTGTAAATAACTTTTGGCAAAACCAAACAGGTGATGGAACTGTTTTAGGACCTACTAAAAGACATCAAATTTTGTATTGGGCTAAAAAAGGTTTGCAACAATTTAACTTTGATGTTTTAAAAGAAGTCAAAGCAGTTGAATTAGAACTTAATGAAACTCTCGATATTATTCTACCACCTGATTATGTTTCTTACGTTAGAATTTCTTGGGTAAATCCAGAAACAGGAGATTTGATGCCAATGAGCAAAAACACAAAATTACCTTTAGCTACCGCTTATTTACAAGATAACGATGCTAATATTCTTTTTGATAATGAAGGTAATATTTTAGAAGGAAGTACGTTTTTTGCAGAAAAGCAAGATAACAAACCAAATTCTATCAATGTTTTACCTTGTGCTACTTCTTGTAATGGATGCGGACACTATGAAGGAGGAGTTTGTGGATTAGGTATGTATTCTTTAGACACTACTCGAAACAATAACGGATATTTTAATATAGATACACGAAAAGGGAAAATTCATTTCAGTTCAGAAAATTTAACAAGGGTAATTATGTTAGAATATATTTCTGATGGATTAGAATATTCGGAAGAAAACGACATCAAAGTAAATAAAATGGCTGAGATGGCTTTATATGCTTGGATTAATTGGAATATTACAAGTAATAAACTAAACGTTCAGGAATACATTGTTAGAAGAGCTAAAAAAGACTATGATACCGCATTAAGAAATGCTAAAATCAAACTTATGGATTTAAGATTACATGAGTTGGCTTTCAATATCAATGGTGTTAAAAAATGGTTTAAATAATTAGATATGACTAAAATTAAAAATACATTCGGCAGAGGTGTTGTTGATAAAGATTCTGATGAAAGACTTGTTCCTTCTGATGTTTTTATAGATGCTGAAAACTTCATGGTGGTTACCGAAGATGGATCTAATTTAGGTGTTGGTAAAAATGTTTTAGGAAATATAAAAAAAACAAATTTTAATATTCCAAATTCAGAAACAATAGGTGTTTTATCTGATGATTCTAAAGATAGATGTTTTTATTTTGTAACTTCTAGTACATTTGATTACATTATTCAATATAATTTATCTGATAATACATCTGAAATAGTTTTACAATCTTCTGTAGGTGGCGCTCTTAATTTTTCAAAAGATTTTAGAATATCTCACATCGATATTTTTATTAGTGATACTCAAGACGAATTATTGGCTTGGACAGATGGTTATAATCCGCCAAGAATTATTAATATAAATAGATCAAAAACATTGCTTGTAGATGATTTTACATCAGATGAAATTTCAGTTATAAAATCTCCACCATCAATAGATCTTATTATATTACCAAAACAGATAAATTCAACTACAAAGAGTAATTATTTGCTTAAAAATTTCATTTCTTTTGCTTATAGATATAAGTACAAAGATGGTTTTTTTTCAGCTATATCTTCATGGTCTCAACCTGTTTTTTTGTCAAGAAATTTTGATTTAGACAGAAATTTAGGAATAAACAGAGGAATGATAAACTTTGCAAACGCTGCAGATATTACTTTCAATACTGGTCCAAGAGAAGTTATAGGTATAGATTTATTATTTAGAGAATCAAATTCTACAACACCATATATTATTCAACAATTCTCAAAAGAAGAAGAAGGTTGGGCTAATGATGTAAGTCAAACATTTGAATTTAATAATAGTAAAGTTTATTTACCATTAACCGAAGAGCAATATTTTAGAAATTTCGATAATGTTCCATTAAAAGCGTTGGCTCAATCTAAATTAGGTAACAGAATAGGTTATGGAAATTTCATAGAGGGTAGAGATATTCCAGAAAAAATTGATTTTGAAGTTGAACTCGTTTCTTCTTCTATATCCGATTCTTTTGTGTCTGAGGTAAAAAACTACACTTTTGAAGATAAAGAATTTAGCAACCTTATTGATTGGGAATCGGTTAGTGTTTTGGATGGGGTTATAAATTCAAACATGAATATAGCTACAAATGTCATGACAATGACAATGGCTCCAAATTCTAAATTAGAATTTGATTTTAACATTACATTATACAATAACTCTTTATCTGATGTAGCTAGACTTGTAATAACAAATAATGATGTTGTTGTGTTTACAAGTTTAGATTTTAGCGGTTCTTTAATAGAATCTTTTATTTATGAAAATGAAGATGATCTTTTAACAGAAGATGTTGTTTTTAAATTTTATCTTTTAAAAGTATCTGGAGATGTTGTGTATGATTGTAGAATGGATGTTACATACGTAATAGGTGTAACACTTGATTATAAATTAAGATACAATGCTATTTATCAAGATTCCTACTTGCAATTTGGATCACCAATACCTTTATTTTATGGAAACATAATGAATAAAGGTAAGGTAGATATTGATTTTACAGGAGTTTCTTTCAATAGAGATACATTTTTATTCATAGAATTTGAAGCCGAATCTAATTTATATAAAGATGCTCCAAACGTTTTTGGTACTATTTTCTATAACATAGAAAATGATTATGCTAATATTTCAGATTTTTTTACAAATTCAGGGTTTAAAAACTATATTGAAAACGAAACCACAGGATATTCTTTTCTTTTTAAAGAACAATTTTTAGGAGTAGATTCAGTAAACATACAAGAATACATAGGGCTAAAAGTTACATTAAGCGGAAATATTTTATCAATATCATTTCCTTATGCTAGATATGAAGTTACTGATGAATTTGGAACATACAATAAAGAGGAATTGTTTAGAGTTTTGTCTGCTGAATCTTATATTTCAGGGTCTAATAGTTTTGCTAGTTTACATAGCAATAGAGATTATGAAGTAGCCATGATATATATGGATAAACAAGGTAGAAAATCAACAGGACTAACATGCAAAAACAATATTTTATACATACCACCAATAAATAGCGTAACAACAAATAAATTAAACGTTATTGTTAATCATAATCCACCATCTTGGGCAGATAGATATAAGTTTTCCATAAAGCAAACAAAAACAAATTATGAAACAATTTATGGTTCATTGTTTTTTATCGATGGAAGTTATGTTTGGATAAAAATTGTTGGGAAAAATAAAAATAAAATAAAAGAAGGCGACACTTTAATTATAAAAAAAGACACAACAACTTTCGAATTTCAATCTATAGTCGAAACAAGAGTGCTTCAGGTAACTGATAAAGCAAAAGATTTTTTAGATGGAAACAAAGATGAAAAAGGATTAGATATTATAGAAGAAGAAGGAACTTATTTTAAAATACTTCCAGATAATTTTATTATAAATTATGACCCTGATACATTTTTAAGCGTAAGGGATAATAGTAGCGCTTCTAACGATAGACCTTTTTCGTATTTAGGTGTTTATTCATGGGAATTCGATATGTCTGTAATACCAGGTGTTCCTGATAAGCTTTTTCCTGGTAGTCCTGCAGAATCTACTAGAGGCAGAGTGTTAGATGGATTGTCTTTTTATGATACTGCAACATCAACTATTAAAGATAGACCAATACCATCCGGAAGTGGAATTACATTATACTTAATTTCAAAAAGACATAATAGAAAAGATGCAAAATATGAAAAAACATTTTTTGCATCTATTGATTATGATAACTTTCAAGATTTCTTTAATGCCGAAATATCAAGTCAAATACCTTTACAAGCTGAAAACGGAAGTGAATATGATAATGTTAGAGTAACAAGAGGTTATCCTTATTTCAGAAACTTCAGAGACAAATTTACAGATTCTACTTTTATTGATGGTTTTTTTGAAGACCCTAGTGGATATTTATTTATGATTGTAGAAGGTGTTTATGCAGGAAACGGAAGTATATCTACAGGTAAAAAAGGATATCTTAACGCTAAAATATCTTTAAGATTATCAGATGATTTATTGATTTTTGAGACAGAACCATTAGAATTAATAGACGCACCTTTCTATGAGACACCAGAAACTTATAAAATAATAAATGGGCAACATGAAAAAACTAGTCATTTATTAAACAATGCTTTTAATTGTTTTTCTTTTGGCAATGGTGCCGAATCATACCAAATAGAAGATGAGTTTAATCAGAAATATTTATCTTTAAATGCTATTCCTGTAGGTGTTTCTCAGGAAAAATATAAACAGATAAATAGATATGCAGATATTACATATAGCGGAGTTTATCAACCTACATCTAATGTAAATAGATTAAATGAATTTAACTTATTTTTAGCTAACTATAAAGATGATATTGAAAAAAGATATGGTCCTATAATTAAATTATATCCAAATGAAACGGATTTATTAGTTATACAAGAAGATAAATCAAGTAAAGTTTTTTACGGAAAAGACATTTTATACAATTCTGATGGAACAGGAAATTTATCAAGCATAGAAGATGTTTTAGGTCAACAAAAAACAGATGGAGGTGAGTTTGGAATATCTGACAATCCGGAAAGTTTTACGGAATATGGTTTTAATGCTTTTTTTACAGACAGGAAAAGAGGTTCTATTTTAAAAAGAAATGAAAATAATGGATTATTTGAAATTTCATCTCAAAAAATGAGAAGTTATTTTAAAAGTTTATTTAGAGATAATCAAATAAATAATATTATTTCTTGTTATGATTCTTTTTACAATACGTTTATTTTGAATATAAAATACAATGAAAATCAATACGTTACTTGGTTTTATTCAGATAGATATGATGGATTCTTGGGAAGAATGACGTTTAACCCAGATGCTATGATTAGAATAAACAATGAATTACTTTCTTTTAAAGGAGCAGATGTTTATTTACACAATAGAGGGGATTACAACACGTTTTATGGTGAAGAATCTCCTAGTAGTTTTTCGTTTAATTTTTCTCAAGAACCAAGTACAAGGAAAAATTTCAAAAATATTGAAATTGAAGGAAGTACTTCTGTAGATGTAGAATTAGTTACAGATATTAATCAAGGCTATATTAATAAAAATGATTTTGAAAAAAAAGAAGGCGTTTTTTACGCTTATATTCGAAATTCAAATAACGATGTTGATTCTTCTCTTTTAAGTTGTCAAGGAATTGGAAATTGCACTATTTCTGGACTTACATTAAATTTTGATTTTGAACTAGATAGTATTATTTCTGTTGGCGACCAAGTAAGAAATTCTAATTTAGAATTAATCGGAACCATTGTTTCAAAAACCATAAATAGTTTAACACTAAATGCAGTAGAAAATATTGTTTCAGGAGATTTCGTTCTTTGTTCAAAACCGCAAAGTATAGAAAACAATGATTTGTTAGGGTACTATATGAAAGTAACTTGCAGATTCTCAAGTAATACATACCAAGAGATTTTTGCAATTAATAGCGAAGTATCTAAAAGTTTTTCTTAAATTTGTTTCAAATATGAATATATGAATTTTATAGTTAAAAAACATAGTAAATTAGATTTTTTCGAAACATATCAAAAATGGTGCGAACAACATAAGTTCCCGTTAATAACAATTGATTGGTTTCCTGAAAATGTATTTGTTTCATATAACGAAAATGATGAGCCTTGTTATTGTTGTTGGTTTTGGCATACTGATTCAAAATTAGCATGGATAGGTTTTCCTTGTTCAAACAAAAATGTATTGTACAGAGATAGAGATGGAGGTCTTGAAGCTCTTTATGAATATATTAGCAAATATGCTAAAAAGAAAAAATATGTTACAATAATAACAACATCTGGTAGAGAAGAAACTGATTCTATTTGTAAAAAAACAGGATATGTTTTAGGTGATACGAATGTTAATCATTATTTAAAAAAATTAAAATAACATACCATGATAGGAACTGCGGTTGTAGGTGCTGGATTAGGAGTTTATCAAACACTTGAAGGAGCAAAACAAAAAGAACAAGCTAGAAAAGCTTTAGATGAATATAAAAGACAACAATTAAAAAATGTTGGAGAAGATTTAAGAGTGTCTACTCTTGGGACAGATACTCTTAGAGAAGAACAGTCAAAACTAACAGCGCAACAAATAGAATCTTTATCAGGAGGCGGCAACAGGGCTTTGGTTGGTGGATTAGGAAGAATTGAAGCAGGAAATCAAGCTGTTAATGATAGAATTGCAGCAAGTCTTGATGAAAAACAAAAAGAAATTGATATGATTATTGCTGAAGATGATGCTCGTATTAGAAGTATGCAAGAAAATCGTGAGATTGGTGATATTAATGCTTTAAGTTCTCAATATAATGCAGGAAATGAAGCTATGCAAATGGGAATTGGTCAAGCAATTGGTGGTGTTGGAGCAGTAGCAAATTCAGTAGGAAACGCTGGTAAATCTGCTACCACAGAAGGTGCTTCAGAAGTGTCTAAATCTTCAAATGCAGGTAGCTCTACTCCAAACAATGAATTAAGCACAGGTGTAATGACTAAAACAGGAGGAAGTGGTTTAGGCGCTACTAATCAACCTATTGACGATTTTGGGAATAAAATAAATACTAACACGAGTAATACTCCGTTACCAAAAAGAAGAAAATTTGGATTGGGTTATACAGAGAATTACGATGGAACTTTAAATATTGATTAAAGCTTAATGTTGTTTTTAATTTTAAATTGTATAACACAAGCATAAGCTTCCTCAGGGGTATCAAATAGAGGTAAATTAATTCTTTTTTTATTAAGAACTATTCTACCTCTATATTTTTTACCATCTTTATAAACATTTTTATAATAAAGATTAGTGTTCTTTTTAATATAATCTTCTATAGATTCATTTATTGATATTTTGTGTAAAACAATATTTAATGTTTCTTTAGCTAATTCTATAGTGTCAAAATAACCAAGACATATTTTTTTACCTTTAAAAGTAATTCTTACTCTTATTTTATCTTTTTCTAAATAAATACAATTATTTCCAGATTTTTGTTTTTTATCTTTAGACGCATTTTCTCTTTGAGAAATTAATTGTAAATTAGTTAAACAATTATTTAATGGATTATTATCTATGTGGTCAACAACTATTTTATAACCACAAGGAATATGGTTTAAAAATGCCATTGCCACTAATTGATGAACTTTTGCTTTTTTAGGTATTGCATTATTGTAAATTGTAATAAAAAAATAACCTGTTGTTGTTAGCTTTTGAATTAAAATTTTATCTTTTATTTTATAAAATCCTTTACCTCCAAAAACTTCTCTAGATAAAGATTTAACCCTCCCTAAATCTGAAACTTTATACATTCCTTCGTAACCAGCAACATCTCTAAATTCCTCTTGACAAACTAAACCCTCTTCATTAATATAAAACAAAGGTTCTAAACTAAAATTTTTGTGATACTCTATCATAAATAAAAAACCGCATTTCATCAGGTCGTCGTCTGAATCCATGCGGATTTTCAATAATATTTTTAATTGTAGCGACGACTCTACTATGCAAATATAGTAATATTATTTAAAATACAATATATTTTTTATTTATCTTTGTTGTGATAATTCTTTAAAACATAAAATTATGCCAATTGGAAAAATCGGCTCATTCGCTACAACAGAAGCACCACAAGATTACATATCAGGAGCTTTACAAAATGTCGAGAACCAATCTTTTCGTTATCGTGCTGAACGTAGATTAGCGGAAGAAAAAAAAGAAGCAGCAAAAATTGAAGAAGAAAAACAATTAGCAGAACATTTAAAAAACTTTAATATTGATTTAACAGGAAGTCAGTCTATTGATGATTTAAGTCAATCTTTTGCTCAAGAATCTTTTGGTAAGTATGCTGAATTGGCAAGACAGCTACAAACAACTACAGACCCAAACGAAAGGCTAAAATTAAGAACTGAACAAGCTAGAATTAATCAAAATATTAGCGCGTTAAAACAAATCCCTGGAATTTTAAAAGAAAAAGTAGAGTTTATTTCTAAAAATGTTGACAAACTTAACCCTGATGATGTTGATATTATTCAAGAAAAACTTGGTATGCTTGAAAAAGGTAACGCTAAAGTTTATCTTGATGAAAACAAAGTACCAAGAATAAATATTTATAAAGTTGATGAAAATGGTCAGGTTACAGGTATTCTTGAAAAAGAACAAACTGTTGCTGAGTTTGTAAATAGTATTAACCCACACATGAAGAGTAATTATTCTGATATGCTTGAAAAAGCAGTTAAAAATACAGCGGTTGCTGATGTTACTACTCAAACAGGAGTTAATATTTTTCAAGAGAAAAAAGTTAAGGATGAAATTGCTAATGAAAAAGCTGAAAGTTTTGCTGAAATGATTGTAAATAATCCTGATGAAGCTTATGCTTTTGCTAAAGCTAAAGGCATTGACTTAAATAACAAAGAAGCGTTAAAAGAAGCAGTTAAAAAAGATTTCAAAAATTCATTAGATGTTACCACTAAACAAGATGTTGATTCTGCTTTAATCTCAGCAAACAAACCAACTAAAGATTCAGGAAAAGAAGATAAAAAACCTATTGTTTTTGGTGACGACCCAATTTATGTTACAAAGACAGGAACAAAAGCCAATACTAAACTAGGAAGAGGTTATATTGGTTATAGTTTAGGAAATCCAAGTATTGATTACGGAGGAGGAAAAAGAAAGGTTATTAGAGGTATTTACGCAAGTCCTTATGACAACAAAGTGAAACTTTGGGTAGAAGAAGTTGGATTTGAATCTTCAAGTAAAGATGATTTTAAATTAAACGCTACCGGATTAGCTAAAGAGAAACAAGCTAAAGAAAAAGCTAAAAAAGAGGGGAAAACTTTGGATTACAATGATTTTTATGCAACTTTAAGTCCTAATGATTATGAGTATAGAAAAGTTTCAACAAAAGACACAAATGAAAGACTTTTAGACTTCAAAGGTGATGCAGGTGAAATTTTAGAGTATGCAAATGAACTTGGTTTTGACGTTGGAGAATTAGAAACAATGTATAAAGCAAAAGCACAAAGAGATAAAAAATCACCAACTCCTAAAAGTGGAAGTAAACCAAAAACAACTACAAAAAAAAGAACATACAAAGGCTTAGATTCAAACGGAAACCCAATTTTTGAATAATATGACACAAATAGATCCAAATAAAAAAAAGCAATTAGACCAAAACATTAAAAACATGTTGGCTAACGGAGCTTCTGAAGAAGATGTTATTAAATATTCTAAAGATTTTCATGAAAAGTTTTCAGTAAAAAAAAAAGAATCTTCACAATCACCATCAGTTCAGCCAAAATCGGTTTCGGTACCGAAAAATGGTTCTTCGGGTACTCAAGAGTTTGAGTATAAACCTGTTTTCGATGAAAGAGGAAGACAAGTAAAGACTAAAAATGCTAAAGGCGAACTTGTTCCTTATATGGAAAAAGTACCAAAAGGATTTGCTAGTTCTACTGAAGAAAGAGAAATTGTACGTCAAGAGCAAAAACAAAAAGCTCAAAAACCGGTAAAACCTACCGTAAAATATCAACAATACAAAACTACTACTGCTCCAAAAAAAGAAGAGGTAGATTTAATTGCTCAAGAAGTTGATGCTGAATTAAATCAACAAGGTTTTTGGAATGGTATGGTTGCAGGTGCTAAAAAAGGGGCAAACTTTTTATCAGATGTTGTAATGACAGTTGGTACTTTAGGAACCGAAACAGATGGTCCTGAATTATTCAATGAACAGCCATTCTATAAAGAAGCAGAAGAAGCTAAGAAACAACTTATTTCTGAAAACAAAGGAGATGCATCAAAATTAACCCCTGAGCTAATCAAACAACGCACGAAGGATATTGTAGTTCAAAAAAGAACAGAAGGTCTTAAAATAGACAAGAACAATCAGTTTTTGTCATCACTTCCAGAAGAAGAAAAGAAAGCATTAAATTTAGAAGCGGTAACTCAATACAAAACTTTAAATGATAAAGATAAGTATTTAGCTACCGAGAAAGCTGTATTGGAAAATGAATTTGAGTCTTTACAAAAAGATTATGCTGTTGTAAAAGCTATTGTAGATAAATCTCAAAAAGAAGGCAAGCCACTTTCCCCTCAATTTACCGAAAAAGCATTAGAGCTTGAAGAAAAGTTGAAATCAAAATATGCTGAATTTTCTAATTTAGAAAAAGAGTATGTTAATAATGATAATCAAATCGGATCAATTGAAGAAGAAGTTGATTTTTTAAAACGTAATTATTCTACTGCAGAAAAATTAAAAACAGATACTAATTTAGGATTAGCTGATATTTATGTTGGTTTAACTAAAAAAGTACCTGCTTTATTGTATGAAGCAAATGAATTAATTTTAGGAGATACTATTTTTAGTGTTGCTGATGAAGAGTCTGAACAAAAAAGAAGAGAACTTATTAACGAAATAATTGATTGGGAAGCAGCGAAAACAGAAACAAAATCTAAGTTTAAAAAAAATGTTGAGTTTTCAAACTTAAATACTGAAAATTTTGGTAGTTTTTTAGCACAAGAAATTGGAACTCAAATTCCTGTTTTTGCACAAATGATGATGCCCAGTGGAATTGTTTCTTTAGGAGCTACGTCAGCAGGTGGAAAATATGGTGAAATGGAAATGGAATCAAATCGAATTTCATTCAATCACAACGGAAAAGAATTACAAGGTTTTGAAAAAGAAGATGGAAGTATAGTTGATGAAACAGGTTTTAAATACAATCCTGATGAAGTAGAAATTACTTCTTTAAGAACTCCTGATTACTCAAAAGGACAAATGGTTACTGCTGCTTTTGGTTTTGGTACTGCAGAAGCATTACTTGGTGCATTACCTACTAAAAGTGCTTTAGGAAGAGTTGCTAAATCTTTTGAGCAAAATGGTAAAAGAGAATTAATAAGAGATGGAATTAAGACTTTATTTATAAAACCATTAAATGAAGCAAAACAAGAAGCTTGGACTGAAGGTGCTACAAGTGTTGTTCAGAACTTTATTGATATGAAAGTTTTAGGTAAAAACGATGTTGGACTTTTCGATAATGTGGACCACGCGATGTTTACCGGTGGAATGTTAGGAGGATTAATGGGGTCTGTTCCGGCAATTGCAGGCGTAGCGATGCGACCATTCTCAAGTAAAACAGAAACTAAACAAGTTAGAAAAAACCTTGAAATGGTTTTAGGTTTACGCGAACAATTAAACAATCAAGAGCTAACTCCTGCTACAAGAAAGGCTATTTCAGACAAAATTACTGCATTAGAAACAGAAAATACACAAATCCTTACTTCGGTTGCAGAAAAATCAAAAGGTCTTTCTAAAGAGCAATATGAAGCTATTGTGGATATTGATAAAAAACAAGAATTACTTAGACTTCAAGCAACTGAAATAAAAGCAGATAATAGTATTTCAAATGAATTAAAAAAACAACTTTTAAATGACTTAAAAGTTGAATTTAGTTCTTTAGAAGACAAACGAAATATTTTAGTTAGCGACAAGGCTACAATTTTAGATACATTACCTGATTCTGAAAAAACAAAATTCAGAAATGAAGCTACTCAAATTTTAAAAACTGAGTATAAAGGAGAAGGTGAACCTAAAATTGAAGATGAAGCAGTTACTAAAAAAGCAATTGAATTATACAATCAATCTAAATCAAATGAAGCAAAAGTCACCAAAAGTACTGTTGAAGAAAAACCTATTGAGCAACTTGAAACACAACCACAAGCCGAAACACAAACGGAAGTCGGTGAAGTAGAAAATGTTTCCCTTACTAATGAGGTAAACATTCCCGAAAGTGAAGCTATAACTACTGAAACTTTAACTGAAAATGAAAAACCAACTATAATAAGCACAGATAAAGGAAATTCTCTTAAATTAAATACTAAAAGAACAGAAACATCAAATAATAAAGATGTGTTTGATTATGAGATATTAGACAACGAAGGAAATAATATTGGGAATATAGAGCTTATAGACTTAACTTCTTACGATTATTATAAAGAACAAGGTATAGATGGCTTTATAGTAACCAATGTAAAAACTAAAAATAGAGGATATGGAATTGGTAGAGATGCTTATAAATCTTTAATATTAAATTTTAAAAAAAGAATATTCTCAGATACATCAAGAACTGAAGATGCTAATAAAATGTGGGATTCTTTAGTTAAAGATGGTTTTGCAGAATATAATGAAAAATTAGACAGATATGTATCTATAAAACCTAAAAATGAAACAACACCGAGAGAAAATATTACTCCTGATGGAAACATTCGACCTACAGTTGGAGAAATGGCAGAAATGGGAAGAATCGAAGAACAAGCCACCGAAAATGCTCCAACAGAAAGTATTTCACCAACCGCTAACATTGGAACAAGTGAAACAGAAAATGAAGTAGAGTATGTTAAAAAAGAAATCGACAGAGGTATTTTGAATTGGTCTGGTGACATTGGTTCGCCAAGAATTGATTTAGGTATTTCTTGGGCTGATATTCGTAAAGGTGAATCAGATATTAGAAAAGGAAATGTAAACACTATTCCTGCAAAAAGATTAATTGAAGCTATCAACAAAGCTAAAAACGAAGGCGGTTACAGATATAAACAAGGTACAGGAGGTGCAAATATGAAAGGTCAGGAATTTGTAACTTTTGAGGATATTCAAAGAGCTACAAATGAAGACTCACTTACTGATGCTGAGATTGATGAAATTATGGCTAATCAAAATGAATTAGCTACGGAATATGACGAATACTTTAACTCATTAGATGAGCAAACACAAAACGAAATATTAGAAAATTATGAAAACCAACCAAGAGAGATTAGCGAAGATACCCAAAGAGGAGAAAGCGAAATTAATGTTTCTAATGAACAAGAAACAACAGCAGAACCAAAGCAAGAAAAAATAAGAGAAGGTCTTAAAGATATTTCTACTTTTCAAAAAAACATTTCAGTAAAAACAAAAAATGGTAGAATTGTAGATACTACTTCTTTTAGAATTATTGATGGTAAAATAATATCAGTTTCTGGTAGAGATGCTAAAAGTAATATTTTAGGAAAAGAAAGTTTTAGTGTTGAAAATTTTGACGAATCAGAATTAAAAAAACTTTACGATTATGTTTCCCTCATTGATGAGGGTAACATACCTAAAACTACCGAAAACAAAGACATTATTTTAGAAAATGTAAAAAATATATTTGATTTTTTAATTCAAAACGGATGGGTATTTACAGAAGATAAATCAAAAAACAATACAATTAAAAATTTTCAAGGTTCAGTTTTTGAAAAAAATGGTAATTATATATCTATCAAAAGAGATTATTTATTACAAAATGAAGATGGAGATGTTGTCATGAAAGAAGTTCCTTCAGGAGGAGTTTTTGTTATAACAGAAATATTAATTAATAAAGATAATCAAGGTCAAGGAACTAAAATTATAAAAGATATTATTAAATATGCAGAATACTCTAATCAAATAATTTATGTTGAACCAAGTCCAATCAAAGGTGTTAAACAAAATTTAAATCAAAACCAATTAGAAAATTTTTATTCTAAAAACGGGTTTGTCAAAAAAGATGATGGTATTTTTGTTTATAACCCAAAAGAAAAAACAGTATTAGACAGAATCTTAAACCAAGATGAGTTAAAAGATACGTTAGACTTTTTAGATTCGTTTAAAATTGATCCAAACGATTTAAAAGCTACTCTTCCTTTTTTACCTGAAGTATGGAATGCGTTTATTGAAGCTGTGAAACTTTCAGTAAAAGCAGGAAATACAATGCGAAATGCTATAAACGAAGCAAAGAAAATTCTTGAAACTCAAGGTTTTGATAAGAATGAAATTAGTAAAGTTGTAAGTGCTTTTGAAAAAAAAGTAAATCAACCAAATCAAACATTCGAAAGAAAACCTGGTAAAAAGGCTTTGTTGAGTAGAATGTCTGAAGGTAAAGATGCTGAAATTAAAAAAGCAATAAAAGACTATTCGTTAGATTACGAAGTAGAAAACCAAGAAATTGCACAAAGAAATGCTGAACTTTTTGTAGAAAAAGTAGGTGTAAGAGCAGCACTAAAAGCGGTAAGAAGTGGTGAAATTTTAGGTGCTGAAAAAGCTTTTGTTTATGCTAAAATTATTGATGTAATTTCTAATGAAATAGCGAGCGTTCCAGAGTCAGAAGTTCAAGAATTAGAAGATATGAACGTTCAAATTTTGGAAGAAATTGCTGTTGAATTTGATAAAGAATCAAGAAATGCAGGTCGTTTTATTTCTGCTTTACAAAAAGTATATTCAAGTTCTAAAGGTAGATATAATTTAACAAAGCAAGTTCAATCTTATAGAGCAAGACACGATGGTAATATTCCTGATGAAATCTTGCAAAAATTCATTGAAGCCGATGCTAAAATTAAAGAGTACGAAAAACGTATAGAAGAATTAGAAGCTGAAAAGAAAAAACAAGAAGAGGAAAGAGCATTTGAAAATATTGTTGAAGCTATTGCTAGAAAAAACAAAATTGACAAATCAAAAGGAATAACTAATAAAGCTAAGGCTAAGGCTTTTGCTGATAAGTTACGTTCTTATAAGTCAACAAATAAAGGCACGCTTAGTGCTGCTACTCCAATGAGTTTAGCGGTAGATTTAGCTATTGAAACCGCAGCAACTACAATTGAAGTTTCTGGAAGTATTGCTGATGCAATTCAAAAAGGTATTGAAACTATTCGTAAAAGTAAATTAAGTACTGATGAACAAGCAGAAGCGGTACAACAATTCTTAAACGTATTCGATGTTGAAGAAGGTGCTACTCAAAATATAAAAATTGATGGTGAAGGAAAATTAAAAATTCCACATTCATTGATTAGAGAAAAAGTAGAGCAAGGAATTGACAATATCGAAGATTTAGTTGATGCTATTTACGATGAAGTTTCAGAAATGTACCCTGATGAAGAATTGACTAAACGTGATGTTCGTGATGCAATTACTCAATACGGAAAAATAGTAAACCAAACTAAAGACGAGATTGAAATTCAAATTAGTCAAATGAAAAGTCTTGGTAAACTTCTTTCTGGAATTGAAGATGCATTAAGTGGTAAAAGACCTTTGAGAAGTGGTTTACAAAGAAGACCTTTTACTTTAGAAGAAAGAGAGCAAAAGCGTAAATTAAGGGAATTGCTTAGAGATTTACCAATGGATGATGCTGACTTATCAAAAGCTTGGAAAACTGCATTAGATACAATAAAATCTCGCTTACAAAATGAAATAGCTGATTTAGATGAACAAATAGCCAAAGGTGAAAAGCGTAAATCTGAGAAAAAGCAAATCGAATATGATGAAGAAGCAAAAGGTTTAAAAGAATTACGTGATAAAAAACGTGAAATTTTAGATGATTTAGTAGGTAAACCTGAATTAACAGAAGAGCAAAAAATTGAAAAAGCAATGATTTTGGTTCAGAAAAAAATTGACGAACTACAAAAAAACATTGTTGATGGAAATATCGCTTATAAAACAAGACCTACTCCTGTAACTTCAGCCAAACTTGAAGCGTTAAAAAAACAAAGAGAAGAGTTATACTCAGAGATTGAAAAAATGCGTAAAGAAGCAGGTTTAGCAGAAAAGAAACGTTTAGATTTAGCTAAAAGAAGTCGTATTAGAAGAATTGAAGAGTTAAAAAAGAAAATTGAAAATAGAGATTTTTCTAAAAGAGAGCAAAAACCATTACCAATAGATGCTGAGTTATTGGATATTGAATCAAAACTTCAAGAGCAAAAAGCGATTTACGAAAAAGAGAAGTATATTGACGAGCTAAAAAACAGAAGTAGATTTAGAAAATATGTTTCTACAATTGTTGATTTTATTGGAATTACTCGTGTTTTAAAAGCAGGTGGAGAGTTTTCGCAAGTTTTGGTACAACAAGGATTTTTAACACCTCAAATACTTGTAACAAATCCTAAAGCATTTTTTACAGCAATGGCAAGATTAGGAAAAGCGTTTGCTTCACCTGATACTGCTAAAAGATATGAGGATGAAATGAAAGCAAGTCCTTTATATCCTTTGATGCAAAAAACTAAATTATCATTAACAGGAACAGACCATAAATTAGATGCTCAAGAAGAAAATTACCAATTAGATATGGTAACTGATATTTGGAATATGATTGGCGATAAATTAGATAGAATTACAGGTGAAACTGAAATTCTTACTTTAACCGGATTATTTAAAAAAGCGTTCGGTAAAGAATTAACAGAATCGGACAAAAAAACACTTGGAACTCAATTTAAAGAAGCGAGTTTTTGGAAAATGTTTGAAAGAGCAGCTGTTACTTATTCCAACTATATAAAAATGGTTAAGTTTGAGCAAGGAGTGAAAGAATTGCAAAAAGATTTGAAAGACCCAATTAATGATATTGAAGATTATAAAAAAGTTGCAAATTACATTAATGTTTTTTCAGGAAGAGCAAGTTTAGGTAAAGCAGAATTTTTAAGTAAAGATGCGGCACTAATATTTTTCTCTTTACGAAATGCGGTTTCTCAAATTCAACAATTAAATCCATTTTACTACTTAGTTACTTTAGGTGATGCAAAACAATTCCAGGAAATTAAATCCGGAAAAGATTTGAAAAACATAAAACCTACTGTTGCTCAAAAAATGGCTGTAAAATCATTTATGACATCTATTATTGCAATTACAGGATTTAAAATGGCTTTTTTAGCCGTTGCTAATGCAGGAGCAGACGATGAAGAAGACAAATGGAAATTAGAGTCGGACCCAAGAAGTTCTGATTTTGGAAAATTAAGAAAAGGTAAAACTACATTTGATATGTGGCATGGTCTTAACGGATTATTCGTCATGTATTCAAGAATATTTACACAACAAACTAAATCTACAAAATCAGGCGAAATTAAAGATTTAGGTAAAGGTTTTGGGACTCCAACAACATCAGAACTTTTAACAAGATATGTTACTAATAAATTTGCTCCGACTGCAGGTTATATGTGGAGATTAGGAAATACGCATCAAGAAATTGGTACAGATGGTAAAAAATATAGAGTGGACCAATATGGAAATGTTTATGGTGAAAAAGAAATGTTAGATTTGTTTATTCCTATTTACTATGGTTCAGTTTATGAGATAGCTAAAGAAGATCCAGACACTTATCAAGCGTTCTTAACTTCATTAGGTATTTTGGGTATGTCTGTTGGAACTGACCCTGATGGTGAAAAGTTTAGAAAGGCTTCTTCGGAAGGATTTCAATTACCAAAACCGCCATCTCCGCCCCAACCGCCAACACCAAATTACTAAAAAAAGAAAGCCCTATTAATTTAGGGCTTTTTCTTCTCCGTTAGTTAAGACTAATACAGGGTCTTTTACTTCAATTTCGTTTACATTCATAGTTTATTTAATTTTGGATTAATTCTAAGTCTTTTATTAAGTGTTGTACTTCTATATCGTTTAATGAAGAGCAGTCCTTAATCATTTGTAAAAGTTTTAGTAAGTTTTCTTCTGTAAAGGCAAACCTATCTAATCTGTACGACACATAAGGAAAACAATTTGAAATATCGTGTTCAACTATCTCACATCCTTGAATACCTTGCTGTGGGTGATAAAAAATATGCTGAATGTGATATTTGTTATCTTTTACTAACCATTTTTCTTGAGGTATTTCATTGGGTTTACCTTTGTCATCTATGCAATAACATTCTACTTTGTTGCTACTCATAAATATATCCGTTTGGTAGCCACTTACCATAGTGGAATTTGTAAATTTGAATCTTTTTCATAGTGAAAGTTTTAGCGAGTTATCAATTGATTCTAATGTGAAAATTATTTTTTCGTTTCCCTTTTTTACAACAAATTTCTTTACGTTTAATTCGTAAATATCTCTATCGTTTATTGAGTATTTCTTTTGAATAATATCCGAAATTAGTTTAATTGGATTATCAATATCGGCTGTAGAATTACTAAAATAAAATTCTAAATTTAGTATATATGGTGCATTTGGAATTGTTAATTTTGGCAACATCATTAAAACAACTTTCTCGTAATTTTTATACTTTGGAGTTTTAAATCTTTTACCTTGCCAAGCATCATTTACAGACATTGGTTTTATATTTAGTTCTACTTTCATTATTGTTTTGGTTTTCCTGTTATTTTACTAAACTGATATTTTTTCGAAAGTTCTGGATTATTTTCAAGTTCTAAGTTATGCTCTAAACAACATGGCGCCCAAGTAGAAGTATCTAGATAATTACTTCCCCACCTTCCTGCTCTATGCTCAATAGTTGTCGCTTGTTTGTTACAACCTTCAATAAAACAAATTCTATTCTCAGGTAAAGATAAAAATTTAATTCGTTCTGAGCGATAAATTATATCTTCCATCTTTCTTTTGTCTGAAACTTTTTTTATTGGCTTAGGCGACTTCAACTTCAAATCGACTTTTCTGTTTTTGTTCAAACATTTCGCAGAACAATACTTTTGAAGAGAATTGAAAACTTGAAATTCATTTTCACATTCTTTGTCGGCACATTTTTTTAGCTTTGGTTCCATAGAATTTTACTTAAAGTTTCACAATATTATCCCAATTAAACATAAAAGCAAGAGCAGAAGAGTACAAACACTTTAATCCTTCTTTTGTTTTAATTGTGGTTTCTTTTGAAAAAGGATTGTTGTAAACCCTTAATACATATTCTTTTCCTGTTTCAAATCCAAGACTTAGATTTTTTCCGGTATATGTTGCTCTGATTTCCATTGCTTCCATGATATTTTTTGTTTAAACTTTTCGTCATTTTCCGATACGATTTCCATTTCGTAAGTAAATCTTCTTAGTTCTTTAGCTTTCTCAAAAGCTTTCTCGATAGATGTTGCGAAAACTTTCACATCAACCCAATCTTTCTCACCATCTCTATACAAATAGTAAATGATTACTTCGTATGTTTTATTTGGCATAATTAACTTTTTTAGCAATTCCTAAAATACTTTTTTGATCTTTTTTCATAGCTTTCAAAACCTCATTGTACTCTTCCATATTTCCTTTTAAAGCTTCTGAAACATTTGTTATTAACTCTTCAAATTGACCTGAAACTTCAAATAAAGTATCTTCATCACCTTGAGTAATAAACTCGTTTGTTTGCTCGTGGAAAAACGACATTTTGCTAATTGCATTTCTAACTGCTTGTCTTACATTTTTATTTAGACGAGGTAATACAGGAATAGTATCATTATACACAAGACATTTTCTGTAAAATAATTCTCCAATAATAATTAATTCCGATACAGTCATTGAATACAAAGTCTTGAAGTCTTCCATATCAATTTCCTCAACTTCTAATCCACTAGCTACATTTGGAAATTTATCACTTGGAGTAGCCGACATAATGTGAGTTACAAAATTTGGTTCTTTTACATTTCTGTAATCTAAATACTTCCCATCAGAAGTTCTTTTAATGAAATATAATTTAGTCATTTTATTTATTTGGTGTAAAAATTAATAATTGATTTAAGCCTTTTTTAGCTATTATTTTTTTGTTTTGGTGTAATGTATTCAGAATTGGTTTTAATTCTTTGTATGGTATTCCAAATTCATTCTGTATGGTTGTTACAGGAGTTCCTGATTTATTTGCATTTCTTTTCTGTTCACTTTCAATGAAAAGTTGGATTTCAAATTCTAAGTCCATTATTTAAACAAATCTCTTGTGGTTATATTTGAAACCAAAGTTAATCTTTGTTTTAAAGCAATCATTCTATGTTTTAATTCACCAATGACTCTTGAATGACTCGGAATCCACTTGTTATTTTCCTCGTCCTTTTTGTATTTTTTAATTCTATCAATGTTTTCTTGTAACATTTTCAATTCTTGTTCTAATAATTCTAATTGTTCCATAATCTACTTATTTATTTTTTTTAAAATCTGTAATTTACTTTCGTCTAATCCTAAAGCAAGAATTTTTCTATCACGAAGTATTGCTGCTCCTCTTTCTGTTGGACTATACCCACAATCTACTTTTGTTCCGTTAAAACTTAAAGAAGCTTTGTATTGTTGTATATCACCTCTCCAATGAACACCGATGTATTTACTTGTAGCCATTTTACTCTAATTTTATTGTTAATTTTTTACCCATGTTCTTTGAAAGTTTCTGCAAAAATCGAAATCCACAAACATTTTCTTTGTTTAAAATATGATTCAAAGTAGAATAATTCAAGTTGTATTTTTTAGAAAACTCTAGCTGAGTCATTTCACTTTCTAAGAAAACTTCAATAACCACTTCGTTTAGTTGGTATTCACTCATTGTGTAATATTTCTTCTTTTTACTTTTAAAATTTGAACATAAGGTTTTTTTTGCTCGTCTGACTCCCATTCCTGGATTAAAACTTCAAGTTGTTCTCGGTTAATTCCTTCTGTTATTTCATCAGCGTATTTTTTTACTCTTTGAATAAATGGAACTTCTTTAAACTTTTCGTAAGTTTTCTTCACATCTTCAATTGAAACTAAATCGGCATTCATTTTTGATTTTTCTTTGATATACTGTTGCTCTCTTAAATCAGCTTTTTGCTCCATGTACATCGGAAACCATTCACCAAAAATTAAATTTGAATCAACTCCTCGCTTTGTACTTCCAAATTTTCCACTTCTTGCAAGTTTAAAAAACAAAATAATATCTTGAAGACTTTCGTATTTGAAATTTTCAATTGTGTCAATGGTTAAAATCTCAATCTGACTTTCTGAAAGTTTTGTCGAAAAACCAAATGATTCAATGAAACGATTCACTAAAACTTTCACTACTGAAAATCCAATTGTAGCATTATCACCACTAAAAACTTTTCTAACAGTTGGTTGATCTAAAGTTTCACTCAAAGTTAAATTCATTTCCAAAGGAGCCAACTGAGCAGTTCCAGAAACAATCGCTTTACTTAAAGTAATCGTGTTGAGCAATCTCTGATTGGACTGCATCTCTAAAGATTTGTTCGTTTGATTTTGAAGTTCCATTTGCTGTATTATTTTTATAATTGTCTTCTAAAATTTTAACAAAGTTAGTCGGATTCATAATCCAATCAAAATTAGATACCCATCCATTTTTATTTTCCCCATTCAAAAAATTACTCTCTGAAACTTTTTGAAAAACATTACCTAGAGTTTCTAATGAAGTTTCTTTAATTCTTGCTGAAATCATTTTTTTTCTTTGTTCTGTAATTTTTTCAACTTTTGGTAATCTATTACAAACTGAATTAAAAACTGAAATTATTTCTTGAAAATTAATTTTTTCGATTTTGTCTTTTTTTACAATTTCATTTTTAATTTCAGCTTCATATTCAACTTCATTTTCATATTCAGAGTTTGCTTGAGTGTTTGCTTTTGTTTTTGCTGTAGCAAAATCTTTCAGTTTTTTAGCTGTTTTTTTACCGCCATTTGAACCTGCTGAAGCCCTTTTATCGCTAATAATTCCATCTTTATACATCCTCTTTTGAATCATTAAATCACCATCAATTTGAATCACATTTTCAGACAAAAGTTCTTCAATTCCAGAAACTATTGTAGGCAAATCATACGGCAAAAATTTAGCAACTTTGTAAGCAAAATTTAAAATTTGCTTATCATTTTGCTTGTCTTTTTGCTTCAGCAAAATAGTCCCATAAGTTTCGGACTTATGCATTACACACATTAATCTTATGTAAATTCCTGTAGCAGAAGCAGAACATTCCATTAACTTTTCATCAGTTAAAAAATCCTGAACATACAAAGGAATATAAGGTTGATTTCTTAAAGCCATAATTTAATTATTTAGCTTATTATAAAGCAAAACTGCTTTTTCTTTTTGTTCTTCTGGAAGCTTGTGGATTGCGTAAGAGTACGTATTTCCAAACTTATTACATCGTTTATCCATAACTCTATCTAAACTCAATCCATGAACTGTTTGAAGCTGTGAAACTCTAGTCCTGAATCCGCTTAAATATGGAAAATCAAATATAGATACGTGTCCTTGTAAAATTAAAGTAAGTAAAACTTCTTGCTCACTTGTTTTAGGAAAAGGAAATCCTTGAAATAAATTGTCGTTTTTCATGGTTTTTATTTTTAAATTTCTTACTAATTTTTAGAAAAAAAATTACGTTAATTTTTCAATAAGAAAAATCTCAGAAGTTTTCCATTTGTGGTTTGCAATCCTGGAATACAAAGTAGGTTTTGAAATTCCTATTTTTTTTACCAATTCGTCATCGGTGTAATAGTTTCTTAATCTTTGTACTTTTGAAGTAGTTTCAAGTTTTGTCATATTATATAAAATTAAATTCTTTACTAAAATTTTGAATAAAAAACTGCCTGAATAAACAAGCAGTTTTAAACTTTCCCAAATTTTCAATTAACCTTGTCGGTGTTTTGTTATACCAAAAGTAGTGAAAAGTTTTGAATAAAAAAATATTTACTAAATAAATTTTATACTAAAATGGTAGTGGGTCATCCGATTCATCATCATTTCCACTACTACTCGGATGAAATGGTTGTTCGTTTACAGGTGGAATAGTAGGTGCTGTACTTGGTGAACGTTGACCTTGTGGTTGAGGTGCTGAATTGGTATTTGGTAGTTGAATTTTCCAACATACAATAGTGTTGAAGTATTTGGTTTCTCCTTGAGGATTAACCCATTCACGACCTCTAATGTTAATGTGACATTCTACCTCTTGTCCTTCGGTGAAACTTTCAATAATATCTACTCTGTCGCCATGCAGTTCTAATTGAATAGTCTGTGCATATTGTTCGTTTGTTTCTATAACAAATTCTCTTTTTGAGAAAGTTGCTGAAACTTGTTGTATAGGTTTGATAACCTTAATGATTCCGTTTAATTGCATAATTATTCTTCTTTAAAAAGTTGTTTTAAGTTTACAGGTTGAAAACCTTGTGGTTTTAGAATTTTACCATTTGGATCACGAAGTACTTTTCCATCTGGACCTACTTTTGTCATATTATTCAAATGAACTAATTCAAAAGCAGGCTCGATTAAATCTTGCAATCCATTCGAATTTATGGTTCCAGCTAAAATATAGAGCATATCTACGCAAGCATCTAAAATTTCTACTTTGTCTTTGTTAATACAAGCGGTAAAATACTCTTTGTTTTCTTCTGCCATTAACTCGTATCTCAGATTTGCTTCTTTTACAGAAATTAAAGAAGGATTTTGATTTACAGTTTGGTCTGTTGCATTTTGAAATTCTGCAACTTGTTCTAAAATTTGATGAAAGTACATAGTTATTGTTGGTTTAATTTGATTTGTGAATAATACTCGATTGCCGGACCTAACTTTTCCAACATTTTTTGTTCAATTTCTTTGTCACGAGAGATTTTGTAAATTTTAACCATTTCCTCTTTTTTGTAAGCCGGATTAGTTGAGTATTTCATATTTCTCTCGATTTGTTCATAGATAGGAATTAACTTTTCCTCAAGTAATTGAACATCTTCGTTGCTCATAGATGACGAAAAGTACTTGTAAAAAGTCTTTTTCTTTTCATTGTCTATTAAGTCTTGTGGAGTATCTGTAAGGCAATAACATAACCAAGCTTCATCTACATCATACAAAAACATATAGCAACGTAATTGGTATTCGTAAATAGAACTCATTTTAGCGTTTAGGAAAGTTTTTGGATTCCAACTTGCTTTAATATCGATAACTACTTTTTTACCATCTACTTCGCAAAATCCATCGGCTTCGCCAGTTAACCCTACTTCAATATCTGTTCCTTCTAACTGACCAATGATTTCGTTTTTACGCTCATCGTTTTTAAGAATGAAGTCGTTTAGGTAATCTGAAACTAACTCTAAGCCATCCTGTTCGTTCATTAAACCTTTTGTTAAAAACTTATTGTTTAAGTCATCGTAAAAGCCTTTTTCATTTAACAACCAAATCTTTTCAACTTCTGATTTTGCTGTATCTGAAAGCTGTGGAGGTGCATCGCGTTTAGCTTTTAAATCAAGGTAAAAATCTTTTTGTTTTTCAGTCAATGGTTTTCCACCATTTCTGATTCTATCTTCAAACTCGTTTAAAGTTTCAAGTTGTTTTTCGGTAATGGAAGCCCCGCGACTTTCGGTCATGAGGTTTCCAAACGAACTAGCTCTAAAATATACTACTTGGCTCATAAATTACTTTTTAGTTAGTTCTTTTTTCTTAGCTTGAAACAAATCGTAAAGTTCTATGTCATCATCTTCAATTCCTGGAAGGCATTTATCTAATTCTTCAATTGATTTAGATTTATCGATATGTTTGATAACTCTTTCTCTTTCCTTTGTACCATTTACTGCAGAAACATCGATAGTTACCTCTTCATGATCCACGTATTGAGTTTCAACATCAACTGATTCTTCATTTTGATTAGAAAACTTATCATTTTTAATAACTGCTTGGTCTGAGATTAAAGCTTTTTGAACAGAAGATGATAATGGAGCGTCTTTTGATAAATGAAGTTTAATAACTGTTTTAGATGCCATTTTCGAAAATTGATCCTTCCATAATCCGGTTCCAAACTTTTTATAGGTTTGAGAATAAGTTTTAGCATGAAGCTCTACCTCTTCTTTAGTCATATAAAAAGTACTTTCAAAGCCATTCACTAATTTAAAGTAAGAAACAAAACCAATCACAGGCTTAGTAAGTCTTTCTTTATCATTTTGAATCCAATTAAATTTAATTTCACCAGTCATTCTATCTACCGTTTCAATCTCACCTTCTCTTACATCTGAGTCATTCATTTTTAAGAATTGACCTGAACGCATTGCTAATTGCTTTAAACCTTTGGCTGATAATTGGAATTGAACCATTGTTTTGTAGCTTCCATCAGATTGTTTTGTGTTAAACGGAACCAAGAATGCATGACCTATACTTGGATTAATTGGTAAATCTAATGTTGCAGCCATTAAAGCAGCGGTGTAAAGAGAATTTTGGTCAGCATTAGCTAATTGACCATTTGAATTAACTACAGACAAGATTGAGGTAACAAAAGCCACTCCTTTGTCTTTATCCCCAAGAACTTCGGCAAATTTATTCTTAATACTATCTGTGTTTAAGAAATTGGAAATAGATTTAATTCCGGTAGCTGCCAATTGCTGATTTTGATTTGTTGTTTGTACTTGTGACATTTTACTTAATTTTTAAAATTGATTAGTGATTCGTTTGTGATTTTAGGTGTTTTACCTGAGTTGTCAACTTTTAGAGTTCCTTTTTCTATTAGTCGATATACTTTGTTTCGGCTACACTTTAAACTTTTAGCGACTTCTGTAATAGTGAGTAAATCTTTCACTACTTCGGTATCGCTTTGAATGATTAAAGTTTCACCAGGTTTTAGTTTTACAATTCTTTGTGACATATATTACTTTTTAGTTGGTACATTGTAGTTTTCTGAAAGCCAATTGCAAAATTCTTCGGCATCATTAATAAATCGACAATCTTCGCTATTTGAGAACTTTTCTAAAATATCAGCCCAAGTTTCTTCTAAAACAAAACAATCGTCTTTAATTTCAGCAATTCTTCTTGTAACTAATTTACCTGTTATTGTTTCAACAGTTGAACTATTGAAAATTTTAACTTCACCCTCTTTATAAGGAAGACCTGTAGCTGTATCTATAAGAACACCATTACCATCTTCAATTAATCTACCTTGTTCTACGTAAGATTCCTCACTTGTAGAATACCCATCCGCTTTGATTGGTTCTTCTTTTTTATCACGAAGTTTAATTTGAGTTTTAACCCACTCCAAATGTTGACTCCATATTTCATCACTAGAAGTTTCAGCAAGATTTTTGTTGTTAGCCCATTGCCCTTTACCTAATTCATCAAAAATAACATCTTCTTCAATCCCTAAATCAGTCAATTGCTTTATTCTTGACTCAGTTCTTAATTTTATTTGTTTAGCTTCAAACTCAGCCTTTTCTTTCAAGAAGTTTTCACGCTCGATTCTTTGCTCTTCAGCTTCTTTTAACTGTAAAACTTTTGCTAATAAAAGTTCTTGAATCTGATTTCTTTTTTCAGCGTATTCTGATTGTAATTCTTGACAATCTAAAGCAGTTTGTGTTTCAAATTCATTCTGAGTAACAGAAATATTTCTGAACTCTAAATTATTGATTACATACAACCAATTTTTTTCCCAAGAGTCAATTTTAGTTTTGATTGCATTAACACGATTCTGTTCTGCTTGAATTTGAGCCAATCTTTTACGCTCTAAGCGAAGTTCTTCTTCAGCTGTAAGTAATATTATTGTTGAATCTAATTTAGCCCTCAAATCGCTTACTTTATCAGTAAATAAAATCTCAAACTCCTCTAATTCTTTAACATCAACAACATCAACACTTTCTTTAAAAGTTTTTTTACACTCTTCAATATTTTCATACTTCATTAAAGAAAAAGCTTGCTCCCAAACATCTCCAAATTCTTTTATTTTAGCTTTAATACCTTCAACACGTTTTTGTTCTAAAAGCAATTTCTCTTGACGTTCTTTCTCTTTAATTTCTTCCCAACGTGAAACCTCATCTTGTTGTTTGTTTTCAATAGGAAGTACGGTATCGATTAATTCATCGTAAGCGGTTTTTACCGGAACTAAAATATGATCCTTAATCTTTTTCTCAACCGCTTTCTGTTCTTTTTGTAAATCAGTACGCAATGTTCTTGCCCCTGTTCGACTTTTTTTAGCTTCTTCATAAGTAGAGTTGTCTTTTATTTCAACGTACTTGAATTGCTCTAATTTTGCAGAAACTTCTTGTTTTTTATTTTGAAGCTCTGGAAGTTGTTGAATATTAAATTCATCCAATTTGATTAAATTTTGTTCTTGCTTTGCCATTTTATTTGATTTTAAATTTTATTTTTATATAAGTTCTATTTCTGTGTCAAAGTCATATCCGTTTTCTTTATCTATCCAACAGCAATGTGATTGATGTCCTTTTATATTCCCTTCCCATTTTACAATAAGACCGTCACCATGTGCATTAATTTTTACATACACATCTTTTATAGTATCGTTATCTTCCATAAAGTGAAATCTTGCACCTATTGGAGCGTCTTTGAATTTCATTATTACATTTTCCATAGCAATAAAATTAGATTAATAATTGATTATAGTACAAATGTAACAAACGGAACAATACGAAACAAATTTATTTGTAAAAATGTTCAAAAAAGTGTCGGAGTAAAAAATAAACAAAAATTTAACAAATACCGAAAAAATAGTATTTTAGCGGTTTCACGAGTTAATCTTGGTAGGATTAAGAAACGGAACAAAAAATAATTTAAAAAAATGTTGCGTTGTATTGTTTTTATTTTTAAGTTTGTACTCGATGTTATATGAAAATAACGTTCTGTGGCTTTGTCTTGTTGCCAAAAAATAAGACCTAATATTTAATAAACACAATGAATACAAATACAAAACAAACTGAAAATTTAGCCGAATGTGGCGATAAGTCAAAACCACTGTTAGATGAAGTTTCTTTCAGCGTTGGAACTTACTCAATTATAAATGATAATACGCCTAAATATTGCCATTGGAGTGAAGGATTAA